GCCTGCAACACAAGAAATGTCAACAGAGTATTTTGTGTTGTATTGTTCTGTTACCCCCGCCGAGGTAAGGAACTCAATAGTAAGATCGTCGTAATCGCCTCCCATAAGTTTCAATACTCTTTCTGTATAAAGTGTCTCTGCTTCGTTCATTCCTATTAGACACACCCCTAAGCTCAGGCTCTCGAAGCCGCTTCTACCAAATTCATTCGCGCATGGGGCGGTTGCACTGCAACCGCCTATTGCTATCATCACATACACAACCATTGAAAACATCTTCTTGTTCATCATTTCACCAAAGCTAAAAGACGTTCGGGTATTCTACAAGAACGCTTATTTTTCTGAAAAAAAACTTCATATGCAATTAGCTTGGCGTGTGGGAGTTCGAAAGGACCTCCGACGATACAGCCCAAGCCATGCACATAATCTTCCTCACTCTGCTTATATCTATCGTACTTCATTTTATTTTTTTCGAACTTATAATCAACTAGACTACCCATTTTTAACATTATACTTCCTTATTTTTCTCACCGGACAGCCAGATCCGCTTTTATATTCTTTTTCTATCTTTAAAGATTGCCAATGCACGGTAATTGTATTGGGACTAAGTCCAGTTACTACCCCAAGATCACAAGTCCATCCATTTTCAACAAATTTAACCAATTCACCAATAACAAAGATATTCATCACTCATTTACTCCCCAAAGCTTCCTTAGATAAAAGTAGTCTAACGTGAACGCTTTATTGTATTTTTGAAAAAAGCAGGTGCATTTACATCCATCTGTCGAAATAATTATACCTAAATCTTCCATTAGAAACGGGAACAAGATCTCGATATCTTGTGAAATCTCAACTGAAACGAGTTCACCGATCTTAAAATTATTTTTCGCAGCTAGCGTTTCTTTTTCGTTCATAGCCGATAATAACAGAGTTTTGTGTTTCTGTCAATATATAAAAAAGAAACCCCTCAAGCGAGGGGCGAATTTACTTCTCTGTTCCATTTAATCTCTTTATTGCTAAACATATCCTACATTTACACCTTTCCCTCATGAGCGAGTAATATCCAGAACACCCGACATAGATTCCTCTACTTCATCACTTACTTCCTCATCAAGCTGCTCCAAGGTGGCTTTCATAACCGCCATTATGATGGGGAGCATCTGCTTTGATGGTAGTCCGGACTTCTCTTGCAGCCTTTGCGAGATCTTTACGGATAATTCTTTCCCCTTGCTAAAATTCATCAATTGGGTGAGATTGTTATTCCATATAGTATGCATCTTCAAGGCAGCAAGTCCCTCGTCAGTTGCTTGACCATTTACTAAATATTTTCCTTGTTTGTCGGATGCGATATCAAGCTGTTTGTCACCAGTCTCAATAGGGCGTCTCGATTTATCAACGATGGCATCTTTATTGATTATAGACGTTTCATCATTATCTTGGTTAATGTATCTTTTAGTGGTTTCATTATCAGGTGTCACCCTTCTTTCTCTCTTAGTTGGCTCCTCAGCCTCCAAAAGATGTATATTTTCTAAGCCACGGTAACTCCTAACTCTTTCTGAAAATAACGCCTTTCTTATCTCTTCTCGTATCTCTCTTAAATGTGACATTTAGACCCCTCCGACTCTGTGTGTTCTAAATAGTGCCTGAAAGGGTCTAAATGTCACATTAACTTAAAGGCATAATGCCACGGCTCATTGGGAACGTTATTGAAGAAGCCGTAAAGAGGGGCATTACTCTGAAGCCACCACGATAGCCTTGTTGGGCACCTAACTCCACCTTTTACTTTTTTGCAATATCTGTTTGAATAGAATTTTTTATTTATCTTTCCGTTTGGTATTATTAAAGTTGTGCCAGATAAGTCAATTGCTAAGCCTAACTGGTGCGCACTCTTCCCAGCTACGGCAGCGATCGCCCCCAATTTTCTACGAAGAGCTTGCTGTTCCTTGCTAGTCCGAAAGGCAGAGTTTACCTGAAGCGTGAAACCAGCTTTTTTAGCCTTTTTGGCTAATTTGACGAACTGTATAGCAGCGGTCTTTTCCAGCTTAAAGAAACCACCATCCTTCCGCCTGAATGGAATCGTAGTGATGTTTATAAATCGTCGTTCCCCTTTGAAATATATTTCGACAGGTTCATCATAATTAATATCGTAATCCATGCTTGTCTTCAGATAGCAGGAATCATTATTCGCCGAGTTTGTGCTCAGGAGTAATGCTAAAATTATCTCTCTTGTAGCCATTTTATTTGTCCCCCTATCTAAGACATATATCTGTAAAAACATCCTTTAGTTTTCTCGTGTACTCGAATGGGTTTGGCGGTTCTAGGGGGATCAGCCTTCTTGGTTCAAAAAAAGTTGGTTGATCCCACATCCCGAAAAAATTAGGATGAGTAAAAACAAAAAGCTCAAATCTATCACCAGCAACACATTCTCCGACCATACACCTCGCGGTGCTTATGGCAACATCATCCTCGTCATTGCCGACCCATGTCTGTGGAGCTTCATCTGTCATCAAGACCAGATATGGATATGCATCGCCCCTCCATTCAATGCCAAGAGGGTTGGTTTCAAGCGATAAATCATGGATAACATCATAGCTTGGCTCCTCTGGGGGATACTCGCACACAACAGAGTTAAGGCTCAAGAGAAACTCATCAACGCCAACAATGTTTGTTATCAAAGTGTATGGTGTGTTAGGTCCATTCTGATCAATGATATAAGGAAAAATAACTAATGAAAATTTATGATCTGAACGCCTCAGATCATCAACATAGGCACCTAGTCCTTGCGCGATTGCTACGACATAATCGCACATAGAGTTCGAGCCATCGATTGCAAAAACCATATCCACTTTCTCGTGAAGATTTAAGCCCTCGTCAATTTCACCATCGCAATCATTATCAATACCATCACACACCTCTTCCGACGGTTCTATTGCTCCGATACAATCGGACCACAGCCCTACCTCGCATACTTGCGAACCAAGCCGACACAACCCAAACGATTCGCCACTTCCACAACTCCTCTCTATGTTATCAATATTCCCATCACAATCATCATCATAATTGTTGCAGATTTCTTGACTGTTTCCGACGTACAAACAATCACCCCATTCTCCATCTGAGTTACACTCTTCTATACCAGTGCCGCACCCCAGGTAATCCCCTGATACCCTGTCGATAGTATCTCCTGTACATATCCTGAAGTCTCCCGCAAAGCACAGGCAGCCCTCGTCCACCTCTCCGTCGCAGTCATTGTCTAAGCCGTCGCAAATTTCTAATGATGGGGTCGGTGCGGTGCACCCACTCCACCCGCCGTTGGAGCAATACTCAACGCCTATGCCACATGCCGTACTGCACTCCTTTACTAGTCCATCATCTATTGCACCATTACAATCATTATCGAGCCCGTCGCAAGCTTCCGGCACCGGAATAATAGCCCCAAAGCAATACATTTCACCATTGATACAATAATTGATCCCGGCGGTACAAGTTCCCATCTCCCACAGATTGCATAACTTTCCATTATCTGCGATGTCCTCATCGATCTGACCATTACAATTGTTGTCTCTGCCGTCACACACTTCAGGTGCCACTAGTGACTGCTGAGGGTTGAAGTCGTTACAATCATTGCATTTCATGACGCCATCTTTATCGTTATCTGTTAATTCAGATGCTGGTATAACCCCATCGCAGTTGTCGTCTACACCATTACACCTCTCGTTCGATAGAGGATTGATCTCTATATCTCCGTCGTCACAATCGCCGCCACATACGGTGAAGCCATCGCGATCTTCGTCAAAGCCATTGTCTACTTCGCCATTGCAATCGTTGTCCTGCCCATCGCAAATCTCTGGGGCGGCTACGACGTAATCATAGCAGAACACCCTAAAATCATCATCACATCTAGTCTCCCCGAGGTGGCAGTTACCAAGAAAAATTTGCTCCGACAGGGCATCTTCCCCCAGGATTAGACCGCCGTCAACAACATAACAAGGCTGAGAAATAGGACAGACTTTGAAAACTTCTTCACTACAACTACAGCCAAGCGGCATTACTAGAAACAGAAACAACATTAAAAACTTCATTACTTCTCCGTCCTTGTTATTTAAAAAGTTCATCTGTCCGCCCCACAGCCAACAGCACATGAGCTTCCAGCGTGAGATGTCGCGGACAACGCCCTAGCCTCCCCAAGGTTGCAAGGTCTCGAGCATCCCGTGGTGCTGTGGGCACAGCGCCTAACCCAACAATCTCCAAAAGCGCAGGCGTGCTTCGCTAAGTTCCTTGGAGGACTTTTTTTATATTTGAGCACAAATAACACCACCTCTACTATAATTAAGCCTGCTGTTAAGAGCAATAACCAAAAAAATAATATCATTAAATATCCCTAATATCGATAAGTTTATCCCTAGACAATAGATGGCGAACTAGTATACTTGAACGTAACAACACCACTGAGGCGCAAAATTTCTTTTTTTATACGCAAAAGATTGACAGTTACCGATTTCTTCGTCAATGGATTAGTATCGATCTTGATCGTTACATGGGATGCCTCCAAGGCAGCAGTTTGCTTTGTACTTTCTCCTGGCGTCACAATTGTGACGCCTTCCAGAGCACGTATATCCGATAAGATATCGCCCTTTGTTCTTCCGTTACTGATTCTGACAACTAATGCGCACTCAATACTGTAAATATCCGAACCACGCTCGACAAATTCGTTTAAAGACTTAAAAAATTCTCTCATTACTTCCCCTTATGTTGTTTGACTTGAGCCTTCAAGCTGCTTACATCTTGTGTGACAAGACCTTCATTCCAAAAGTTTTTGTTTCGGCGCTCATCGATTATAAGTTCTGCTATGAGCACATCTCGAGTCCCGACCTTTTCTCTCACTGCGTAACCGTCCTTCCATTTAGAAGGGACGGGTTTTAGGGTGCCGTACTTCGAGCGGGGCTTCCGTTTCTGGTATTTTTTTCGTGGTGGTGGTCGTGATAAAAATTCAGTACAAGCATCTAGTAATTCACTCTCGCTAAAACCTTCGCTATAATACTTGTTATAATCTACCTTTAAATAAACCAAGACAACCCACTTGCTAGAACCAAACCCAGCAAAAGTATAGCTACTTTGTGAATACCTTCCGCTTCTCAGGTTCTTGCTATTACTGTAATTTGATTCCGTTATAAGAGTCAATTCACATTTAAAATCCTGCATTTCGCCCTCCTCTCTTAGCCTTTAAGCAGGCTTTTACTCACCTTTAAAACGTCACGTAATATTTCCCTTGGTAGCCCTTCAATGATAAAAGTTTCACGCTTGTTAGTAGTAACCTTTGTGTAATTCTTACTGCCACCAGTCTCTGCGATTATCGCCCCAAACCGATGAACTACCATTTCATCTATGCTATCCGGGTTTAGGTGACGTTCTCTACTTTTTATCACTCCATCATGTTCGTATATTTCTTTAACTATTAAAAGCATCATTTACCTCGTTATTATTCAGGCTGTTCAATGTTTTGATCTCTAAAAGCTGCCTGTCAGCCAACGCTAAAAGGTCCATTGCTATGGCAATATCACCCTCGCTTGCAGCACCGTCCTTCAAAATACCTATTACCTCTGTCAGTTGTTCGATCGCCCGAGCTATTACTTCTCGCTTAACACTCGGAATATCGGTACGCAAATAGGCGTGCGTAATCTGTAAAAATTTAGAGCCTTCTTCCCTTGTTGTTCTTTCTTCTTCGACCATAATCATTCTCCGTCACTGTATAAGATATTGCCCCATTTTGTCTGTCGTGATGCACAGGTCAAGTAGACCTCGGCGCGCTTGGCTAACTCATGCACTGGTTTCCTCCACTATTGCATGAGATGTAGTTATGAGGGTACCTATGACCGAGATTGCATTCTGTAACGCAATACGTGTCACTTTAACCGGGTCAATGATGCCATCTTCAAGCATGTCCACAAATTTGCCAGTCACAATATTAAAGCCCTTTTCCGCACTACGGCTGTTGACGATCTTTTCTACAATTAAATCAGGCTTACCGTCTGCATTGGCGACCATTTGCCTCAATGGTGCCTCGCATGCCTTTTGAACTATCGCTACACCATGTTGCCTGATAGGGCTTGTCTGTAACCCCACCAGAGCCTTCCTGGCATTGAGTAACGCCACACCACCACCAGCGACAATACCTTCTTCTTGTGCCGATAAGACTGCCGCAAGCGCGTCTTCTATTCTGTGTTTGGTTTCGATCATTTCGATCTCAGTATTACCACCAACATGTATCAAAGCCACACCAGACGCTAACCTTGTTATACGTTCCTGCAACTTTTCACACTTATGCAGATCATCTGTTTGCCTGATATCACTTTTCAAGCTATCGATGCGTACTGAAAGCTCTTCAGGTTCAAATGCACCGCCAATAATCGTTGTCATAAACTTATTCGATTCAATTGTCTCACAAGTACCGAAGTCACTTAATTTAATCTGCCCAATATCATTATCCGTCGTGCGAGTCATGAAAGTTGCTCCGACTGCGCACGCAAGATCCTCTAAGCAAGCCTGACGCTCCGAACCAAAAGCGGGAGCCTTAATAGCAACAACTTTTAAAATTCCCTTTGTGGAATTGACGATCAAACTTGCGAGAGCCTGCTCAGCAATATCTTCAGCAATAATTACCAATGGGCGCTTTTCTCTTGCTGCGATCTCTAACGCCGGCATTAATGTCGCGACAAGTGTGAGCTTTTCATCTGTAACTAGCAGAAGCGGTTTCTCATACTTCAGACTCCCTGTACGCTCATTATCAGCGAAAATAGATGCGGCTAAGCCACTTCGAAATGTAAATCCCTCCAAGAAGCTAAGCTCTGTTTTTACTTGACGCCCTTCTTTAACAAGGATGGCACCATCCTTTCCCACTACATCAATCGCCTCGGCGATGACACCACCAATAAGTTCGTCATTGTTGGCTGAAATTGTAGCTATTTGCCTTAATTCTTCTAACTTACTAATAGGCTTGGCAGATTGTCTCAAAGCACTCACTAGGGCAGCCAAAGCCTCATCCATGCCCCGCTTTAACTCTACCGGCGCAGCTCCGGCGGCTAGGTATGGCTGTGCCGCCGTGAACAAGGCGCGTGCCAAAACGATTGAAGTGGTTGTCCCATCTCCGGCGTGCGTATTAGTCTCCTCAGCGGCTTGCTTCACCGCCGCCACACACGCATTCTCGAAGCAATCATCGAGTTCAACGAATCTACTAACAGTTACCCCGTCCTTAGTTATGATAGGGTTCTTTCCGTGTTGTTGCAAGATTACGTTCCTGCCGCACGGTCCCATCGTTGCCGCAACATTGTCAGCTAACTTGTTTATACCACTCACTATTTTACTAGTGAGTTCCGATTTATCTAAAAAATACTTCATACTTCCCTTCATTCCCTAGGGGCTTGCGCCCTGTTTATGGTTTTATTAAAAATTCAATAACCTCTTTTAGATCAGCTTCCCTGTCAAGGTCTTTCTCTGATTCGCGAATAGATAATTTAATCGCCACAACGAACCTATGCGCTCCATTTCGTCCCATCGCTGGCTTGATCCTGAACCTGACATACGACGAGGTACCCTCCTCAAAGAAAAGCGGAAATCCCTCAAGTCCGCATTCTTTCAACAAAAACACACCCCTGCCTCTTATCTGAATTAAGTGTTCGCCCTTGTCCTGATAATAGCATGCGGCTTTCTTAAAGTCAAGTGACTTTTTGAGTTCTTTTCTTTCCCCGAACCACCTTTCAGAGAGGCGATCCTTCGTAGAGCCCGTACCGTTGTGTGCTCTTAGCCCAACTATTAAATTATTCTTTACTTGAAACACCTCGCTGAGCGGGTGTTCGAAGGTGCCTTTCGAGTTAAGCTGGGGAGATAAAGAATCGAATATATCAGCGAACAACTTCGCGTTCTTCAGGTACCCTTTTGTCAAAAGAGGTTCCCATTTACCTCTGGTAATGTCGTATCCTAGAGAAAACTGACCGTAATCTGCACTACATGTTGTTTTGAGTTCTATGTTCATTTTTTTACCGTTAGGGCTGATAATCTGTAAATCTGAACCGTGCTCAAACCCGGCGGTCTTAACTACTAACTTGTGATGAGCGTATTTTTGTCGAATTTCCTGTGCCATAGACATCTCATATTCAGCCCCAATGGAGGCTGCCCTCCCGGTACTACTATCAGGTTTAATTACTAGTATCGAAATACCGTTCCTGTCTTTCTTCTTGAGCTGCCCTAAAGAACTGCCTCTTGTCGGATCGTGGGCATAGCCTTTATCTTCAAAGATTGTTCTCATTTTTGTCATCGTTTCACAGCGTTCGACTTCTGGAACCAAAACCTTTACTATATTTCCTTTCACTACTGTTTTATATTTTAACCCCTTAATGACACGTAAGGCATCATCAAGGTTACGATTGCGGGATACTATTTTACACCTCTTTCTTAGAAATCCCTTTCTATTTTAGATAATTGATAATATTATTTTTGCACCTCTCTCACAATTTTGTCCAGCGGCAAGTTGCCAGGATCTCTTTTGTTTGTTGTCAGGTGGTAATGCCCAACTACGCCTTCGAATGTTCCATTGGCTACCCTTTTGTCGACCCCTCTCCGCAGCCGCCCTTCCTCGTCCAGCGGAGCTTGCATTTTTATGCCAGTCGTGCTTAGAGCCTCGGTCAGCCTCTTGAGAGCTTCAATTTGCACTGGGTAAAATCCAAGGTAAGGCTTTATCAATTTATTGTGAATCTTATCTCCATAAATAACTTCTCGTTCTTCTTCACCGCGCTCCCTGTTTCTCTTATTATATCGAAGCAGAACAGGATTAGAGATCTCGACACCAATGGATTGTGTATTTATTCCGGCAGCATGCCAAGCGATATCTTTGGTATCTAAAAGTTGATAAATGGTGCCATCATTGTCGATTCCGAAGTGCACTGATAAGCCCCTTTCTTTAGTCACCTTGATCATCTGCTTCGTGTTGAGGCAGGCATCCCAATGAACGACAAACATCTTTGGAGTCCGATGGTTCCTGCGATAGTAATTGGTTGTCTTATATCCTGGTCCCCCATCATCAAACCTAATGACCTTGTCCCACATTATTTCTACTTCTTCTTCGTTACAAACAATATAATTTTTCTTCTCATGCCTTGCAAGCGTTGTGGTGAACTCATTGGTATTTACAGTTAGATCTCCCTCATCAGCCTCTAATGTTTCCCTGAAGAGGTTTTTAATCCACTTTAGCATACTCCCTCCTATAATAGAATGTCCGCAATACCATATTCGATAGCCTCTTCAGCAGACAAATAGACGTTCACTTTTGCTTCTAACATCTTGGCTAGGGTTTCAATGGTCATTTTCGTCTCGTGTGCCAGAGCTGCAAAATATCTTTCTTCAGTGAGCATAATTTCTTCTAGCTCATTTTTTACCTCATGGGAAGCGCCCTGCATGCCAGCCTGTACTGAATGAATCATCACTCTACAGTTCTTGCCAATCCTGCGATTGCCTTTTGTGCCAGCTGCCATCAACAGCACGCCAGCGGACATTATATTGCCCACCCCCATTGTGTTGATATCACAATCTTCCTTGATCATCGTCATGACATCGTAAAGAGCAAACATATCAGAAGCGGAGCCGCCCGTCGTGTTGATCACTAGCTCAATTGGCTGTAAAATATCGACAAAGTCGAGGAAAATCTCGGCTTCGTTATCTTTTTCTAGGATTTCTCTCTCTTCTTCGGTCAGTTCTCTTGCGACTTGCTTGAAGCGAGTTTCGTGCAACGATAACAAACTAAACAGAGCTTCTTCGGATTTCTCTTCGTCAATGACGCCATAAATCCCTACGGCGCGGAAATCTTTATTTTTAGCTAAAAATTCTTTTGATGCTTCTTTTTTTTCTTTTTTCGACATTTATGTTCCTTTAGTTATTAGTTTTCATCGGGCATGTTGCGCGATTATGCCCACTCCTACCGCAGGAGCCACACTTGCGCACACCCTCTTTTCTTACCTTCTCTTTGCAACCCTTCATACTACTTGTAGTTTTTTTCTTTTTGCCTTTAATGTTCGAGACTTTTTTCACTTTTCTGTTTAGCCCGGTTTTAAGCTTTTTTGTATTGCCATCGGCATCAAGTTCTTCGAGCTTAAATTTGTCAAAAGTTTTTGCCCACTTTTTCCACTCACGTGTATTAGTAAAATCACGTAGGAAAAGTAAAATCATCTCTCCTGTGTTAGGGTTGTATCCATTACCGGCTGCTCTCCAATCCATGAGTTCAAGTGATACTAGGCGGGCTTGGCTGGCAGTAGCCATGCCGTTCACCTGCATCCTATATAAACATTTGCTTTTGTCAGCTTCATCCTTAATCAACCAAGCTTTTGCATTTATCTTCATTTCTTCACCTCTCATCAATTACTATACCATCATTTTCGTTTGCTGTCAATAAAGAAAGAGCCCTTGCGGGCTCTTCTTCGATTTCTTCCCCTCTTTATGAGAACTATTTCTTTGTCTTTGCTTTTGTTTTTAGCAGTTTTTTAGCCACTCTTTTCGTGATGTTAGTAATAGCCTCCTGGAGTGCAACATCATCTGAGGTCACCCCTTCTTCTTCTTCGAGGGCAATTGCACCACGCTTTTCTAATTCGCTTACTAGTGCCTCAGTAGCAATACCCTCAAATTCGTCTTCATCATCCATAGGAACTTCAGCATCCATAGGAACTTCAGCATCCATAGGAACTTCAGCATCCATAGGAACTTCATCGTCCATAGGAACTTCATCATCCATAGGAACTTCATCATCCATAGGAACTTCATCACCCATTGGTGCTTCCTCTCCATCAAAAGCCACCGGAATCTCTAATGCAGTCGCTACGGCTGAGATTACCTTTCTAAATAACTCTTCTTCGTGACCTCCACCCGCCTCTGCTCCATCATCCATAGGAACTTCATCATCCATAGGAACTTCATCATCCATAGGAACTTCATCAACCATAGGGGCTTCATCACCCATAGGGGCTTCGCTCCCAAACTCTCCACCTGACTCAAATTCCTCTTCCTCTTGTTCTTCTTCGCCAAAATTCTCTGCGACAGGCTTTCCTGCTTCACGGTGCCTTTCGGAGTTTCTTTCTTTGATGATAGTTTTCTTAACAAAGTCATCGGTTAGCGACTTAGTGCCTGCCAATTTCATGAATTGTCGCACTGCGCTCTCTTTAATTATTTTTTTTCTCATTTTAATACTCCTCAGTAAAGAAATCTAGGTTAAATAGTTTTTTAGATCCTAAAAAGTCGCCTTATCGTTGTTTTTCGCCTGTATGGCTCACCAACCCTATCACTGTTGCCTGCTCACTTCTGAAGATCTTTTGCTCACTACTGATTTCTTCTAGGAGCCTTGTTTGCAATTCTGAATTTTTTGCAATTATTATCATTGCTTTTGAGGTATCCCTCATTGTTTCCTCGAGGGACTTTTTGACATACCAGATCTTCACGCCATCCTGATCCGATAAGTCATGCCAATCATATAAAATGTCCAACTTCTTCAGCATTGGTTCAAAAATATCATCCTTCATTTTAGTGTTAGCACTTTTAATGTCGTTGACGCTCTTCTCGACCGCTTTCAGTCTTGTTTCTGAATTTTGTAGATTCTTCTGTCTAAGCCAACCGAATATTTCTTTTATTGCAGCTAGTAATATGACGACAAATAGTCCAAGAACTGTGATGTTTTCCATTTATTTTACCCCTTCGTTTCTTAATGCCTTAATTAGGATTTTACTCTGGCAAAATACACATCAATTCTTCTTTATTACAACGTATGCTCAATTTTACCAAGGCGCTATTTTGGATCTGTTGAATCCTGACGTGACTAACCCCTATACGTTTAGCTACCTCTACCAGTCCCATTTCCCCTAGTTCCTCTATTGCTATCAAAGAGCAATTGTTGTCACCCTTGTAGTTGACCCAAAATTTACAATCACTTATCGGGCAATCTACCTCCTTTTCTTTACAAATTTTTGAACACTTTTTCATAGGTCGCTTTCTTCTTCAAGGAAATCGTAAATATCCTCAATGTCGTCCTGGTCTAGCGCAAAAAGTCTTGAGATCTTCTCCTCTTCTTCTTTTTCCTTGATCATTATATCCTCCAATCGGTTGCTTTTGTTTTTTTTAGTTTTCCTATGCGCCAACATGAATTCTTCTATGAGTGGATCTTGTTCTAGGTACCCACGTATGATTGCCCTAAAAAATTCAGCTCTGGATAATCTTTCATGGCGCAGCTTTATTGTAAGCCGTGCTATTTCCCCGTCTGTAGTTTCCACTAAAACCGCCCTGTCATTAGCATAAAAATGCATCATCCCTTTAATCGTTCCGTAACGGCTTACCATCTCCCACTCTCTCCTTGAAGTCTTTGATGGTCTCTATAGCCTTCTCCCAGCAATCGGGGCAGTACGTAGAGACCTTTTCCCCGTTCACGACAACGCGCCACGTGCTAACCTCCTTAATATCTGTTTTGTCAAAAATTTTAAGGCACGTAAGACACTCGTCCCCTAGTTCATCAAACAACCTCATTTTTTGCTTCATATCTTTCTCGGCTGTCTTCCTATTATTCAACATTGGACCTCTAATTTTTTTCATTCTCTCTCCAACTTTTCGCAGGTTAATTCGCCAGTTCTTTTCCCATCAAATTCAACAACTAGTGAAGGAAATGGTGCACTATTCTTTTGACTGCCAAACTTCAGCCTACCTTTAACAAAGTAAATCTTTGAAGCCTGCATTATAAAATCATGAAAGTATCGTGTATCTGTGCGGCTAGGAATTAAAAGAATAACCTTAGTATTCTCTTTCAGTCCCTCATGGAAGCATTTTTCGACCCACCTTTTGTTATCCGAATAGGGCGGGTTGACAAAAACTGTATGCCCTCCCCAGTCTTTCGTTAAACCGTCATCACTTTCTGTGAAATAGTGTCTACATTTTGCACTAGTTTTCGAGGCACACGGGTCTAATTCTTATCTAACATATCATAAAACTTCTGAGGGGTATCCCACTCATCACTTTCACTCGAGAACATCAGTCCAGTCGTCTCTTTGATCATTTTTCCCCCGTGCTGCCAAAGCCATCATTCCCACGGCGACTAATTGTAAGTTGTCGGTCATATAGCTCACACTCGTCAATCAGAGCTGAGTCGAAGTGGATAACCGGTATCAGGACTAGTTGTGCTATTTTATCTCCTGGACTGATCATCTGAGGAGAATTAGAGATATTATGCATGATCACTGAAATCTCCCCAGCATATCCGGAATCAACAACGCCGCCGCCTACGATCAAATCCTTCTTACTTGACATACTCGACCTATTTTTCACCTCAAGCATGTAACCGTGTGGTATCTCAAACTTCAGCCCTGTTCTCAGTTTAGAATTTCGACCAGGCTGGATTACTATTGTTCCCTTGAGCATATTCTTTAGCGGATCCATCTCTCCGCTACCTACATCTGGGCAGAAAAAGATATCAGCTCCGGCGTCGCTAGGGTTAGCTCTGATGGGCATATGCGCATTGTTGTGGACCTTTGCAAATCTAAGAATCATCACGAACCTCCTTTTTCTTCTTCTCTTTCGATTATTTCTATCTCCGAGTCTACCGTCAGTCTGAAGCTGGTACACTTTGTATTCCATTCTTGGGTGTCTACGGTTATCTTTGTAGTCCCGTCGTCCTCTAATTTAAACTCAATCATCTCTTCTCCTTGAAGCCTTAACGGCTTCTCACTGGGTGTACTTCACTTATCCTACCCTAAAAGCTTTAAATTAAGCCTAATAGAGCGTGTACTGAATCCCCATTGCTCGCTATAGTCTAGCTTTGCCATATAAGGACGATTCAGTCTCACCAAATCTTTCTCTTTGTCATACCCCCAACACTTAATCTTTGTAACTGTGTTTGTATCATCGATTACTTCTAGGATAGCGTAATCATTTCCTTTAGCCGTCTTTTTGATTGTGATAGCCTTGGGGATAAACCAGGCTACCTCTATTGCCGGGTCATAGAGTGCGAGAGGCGGTACCCTGTGTTCTTTTAATCGTTCTTTGGTGGTTTTTCCCAACACCATTCCGATTGGATATTCTCCCGTCAATTGAATCTGGTTTAAGATCTTTTCTTCTCGAGAGAACTCTCCCTCCGGGGCATACAGCTTTATATTTGCTTCGAGTTGTTCTCTATTGCGCGGTCTGTCCACAGCAACACAAGACCAAAAATGTTTAGCTCCTGTGAAACGATCATCTATAAGACTAGCAAGCGCGCCTGATCGACACAAGACATCGAGATTCTTTTTGTTCAGCTTGGCGTATGATACTCTCTCATGAAAGAGGAGTGATTCGACATCGTTAAAGGGGCGATAATTTATTATTTCCCTGATGGCAGTACTTCCAACGCCCTTTATCGCATTAAGCGGCTGGATGAGCGTTTCGCCATCGATTCCCCACTCTGCGCCAGATTTATTTATTTCGACCTCCCTTATAGAGAACCCTAATTTTTTAACAATATTATTAGCCTCTTCTTTCTTTGTTTCCCCCTGGGCATCCAAAAATGCCGCCAGCCATTCTGCTGGATAATATGCTAAGAGCCATGCACACTGGAAGCTCACTATCGAATATGAGACTGCATGGGATGCATTGAAGCCATAGCCCGCCCATAGTTCACAACTACGATATAGTTCAGTTGCATCCTTCCTTGAGATGCCCTTTTCAATACACCCTTCCAGAAATTTAGGCTTTATCTCAGCCAAAACCTTATCTGCTTTGCCAGTTCCCTTCTTCGTCAGCACCTTTCTAAAGACATTACCGTCATTCAAAGTTATGCCTTTGCCTAATTTGTGTGCCAAAAGAGCAATTTGTTCTTGGAAGACTAAAAATCCATATGTCTCTTCGGTCACTTCTTTGTGAAGTGGGTGCAAGTATTTCACAGAAGCAGGATCGGCTCTAGCTGCCACATATAATTTATCTACATTCATCGATAGCGCAGCTGGACGAAAAATCGACGTAACTGCTGAAATATCGATAATACTTCTTGGCTTTACTTTTTTGCAAAAATTCTGCGCACCAGAGCCTGTAAATTGGAATATCCCCCCCCATTTACCTTCATGAAACACATCCTCATAGACTTTTTGATCGCCTAAATCGATAACATCCGGGTGCAATTTTTCGTCGTAAAACTTTCGAATATCATTAAAAGTAGGCGAGCGCACATCAAGATGCCTCTTCAGGATGCGACGTACTGCACCGTTAATCATCTCCAATGTTGTTAGCCCAAGAATATCAAACTTAATGAACCCCATCGGCTCCAAGTGCCTGACATTCTGCCCTTCGCTCCACGGAGTCTGTCTAACTCCTTTTCCGCTAACTAGCGGCATATATTTATTTAACTCTTCGCCAATAACACACCCTCCTGCGTGCTTAGACTGGCTCTTAATCGAGCCGTGGAGAGAGTTGATGTAACGCTCGACGTGCGGGTATTCTTCTAAGAAAGCACGCAATGTGTCGCTATACTTTTTCACTTCATCAAAAGTCGGGGTATAGATTCCCGCTTTTATACCGTTAGCCTTCTTGGCAGCGGGGGTAGCCTCGGCAATCATTTTTCCGGTCACCACATTAACTTCGGTAAAGGGTATATTATATAACTTTGAAATGTCTTTCAGTAAAGATTTTAATTGTAGGGTATTCCAGTTAGTGATCGGAACCACTCTATTGGAACCCCAATCCTCTATCAATAAATCCTTCAATTCAGCCGGGTTTGCGACATCGAAATCTATGTCCGGCATATCAGTGGCATCTGCTCGCAGAAAACGTTCAAATTGTAGATTATACTTAATTGGGTCAACTTGAGTAATGCCTAGTGCATACGAAACAATGCTCCCGGCTGCGGAACCACGCCCTGGAGCAGTCAGCTGGACTTTGACCGCCTTCTCTGCGACTGCATTCATCGTCAAGAAGTATTTTGCAAAATTAAGCTTTTTGATGACGCTTAGTTCATATTTGACGCGCTCAGAGTATGCCCTGGTTACACGGTATATATTCTCCTTCTTGTTCTTGATGCGGAATACTTTTCTTAGCCCAATTTCAACCAATTCCGATAATGTCTCATCGGCAGTTTTACCTTCTGGCACAACAAAATCTGGCAACCTGATAGTTGTATCTGGTGTAAAATTTTCGATAATATTGTGAGCTATTTCGTGAGTCAATTCAATAGATTTCAGGATCAACTCATCATCATATTCAGCGCCCACTTCTTTTGAATACTCTTTATATGCTGACCACATTTGATCGCCATTTTTTGGGTATAATTCATAACCAACTTCCTCCACACTCTTCGGAATATCATCGATATTAATATCTTTTCCGCCCATCCAGCCCAATTTTCTGTAAACCAAGCGCGAGCGCCATGATTCTGGGTCAGGATAATGACTGTCCGCTGTCGAAATCAGCTGTAAGTCAAATTCTTTGGCGATTTTGATTATTAGAGAGTTGACATCATGCTGCTCTGGAATGGAATTCCATTGCAGTTCTGCATACCATCTCTTGCCGAAGATAGTAACCATTCTCTTAGTTGTTTCCCGCATTGCGTCTAAGACAGCCTCATCGCCCTCATCCTTATGCCTCCAGTAAGCCTGTGAATATTCTCCTCCGAGGCATGCCGATGTCGCAATTATACCTTCGCTGTGCTTCTCTAACAGATCGTAATCTATGCGCGGGAATCTATAAAAATTATCTTCTGTGTATGACTGTGAGATAATTTGAAAGAGGTTATTCAATCCTTCTTGGTTTTGAGCTAACAAGATCATGTGTGCCCTGCGATTCACTATGTTCTTGTTCTTCTTTTTGGTGTCCTCCTCATCCTCGATTGACAGCCCAGAAGTTCCCTCATCCTTCTTTTTCCTTCCCTTTTTGGCTTTGTTAGCGATCGCAATTTTTTCTTTCTCGCTCTTCCAACTCTTCAAATCAGGATGGAAGTAAGCCTCAACACCATATATTGCCTTGAAATCCTTTCCCGCCTCTTTCATTTTTTTAGCATGCAAGACCTGTTCAACTAAGCCATTCATTGAGCCGTGGTCTGTGAGCGCCAAAGCATCGCATCCGTTTGCATATGCAAAATCCATATGTTCCGAGGGATACCCCAGACCATCAAATACAGAATAGACCGAGTGGGCATGTAACCCTACAAACTTAATTTTTGATTTAACTTGCTCACTCTGCCCCATGGCTCCACTTTCTTTATTTTTTTTCATTACTTCTTTCCCTGTGCCAAAAAAGGCGCTTACCAACAAAGTGTTTCGAGCATTTAATTACGGTTGCACTCAGCCCATCGAAAAGTCAATCGCTGATTAAGACCATTATCTACGATGATCATAAACTGCGGACCATAGACATCTTTAAATCTTTGGGGTAGGGTGGTGAAAAGCTTTTTGCGCATGTCCATGCACTCATAAACCACTTTTCTTTCACCGAGCGAAGCGGCATCACGGATGTACAATCCTATCATCTTGACACTGAGAGCGAGAAATTCGTTCTCTTCCTCGGTAATCTCCCTTTCTTCATCGCCAGTCGCAAGATCGACACTCTGTGAGAGTGCTTTCATTTCTTCAAAAAAACTCATTCTTCTTCCTCTTCTTCACGCCCGACTTTATCTTCATCGTGCCCGATCTTATTGAATTCGTGATATTTAAAATTGTGCGGTCTTTTTACTGACTTACGAAAGTCAGAGCCTATGTACTCACAATAACCCTCCCAGTTAGACAGATCATAATAATCTTCAATTTCCAGGATGTTACCTTCCTCTATCATAGCAGAACCAAAGACATCTGTCAAGCTGAAATGACGGGCTGACCACCTTCTTTCTAGCGGAATCTTATCACCCTTCAGTGTTCTATCTTCTTCGCTCCAGAATGCGTTTTCCCATTGCCCAGTTCCCTTTGCGCGCAAACCACGTCGGAAAGCAGCAAAGCCGACCGCATCAATAGTGAATCCTAGAAATTTTCCATCTACAACTGTCTTGCCTTTGTGGGAAAGGTAGAAGACTTTATCGGAAGAGATTTTGCTACGGCTGAAGTATACATCTTTCACAGGGTAGATGCCGTATGGAAAAGAAATATAATATTTCCTTGGTGCAACCCACTTACTTAACAACATTGAGATATGATATGCACGTTGAATTCCATATAATACACTCCAAGATAGACAGTCTCTTCTGTCTCTGTCTTTGGGGTGGATCGGAATGTAATAAATCGGTATTTCTATCTGTTCTTCGGTGGCAAATCGAATGAATTTATGACGCCAAAGACTTGCTGGATCGATCACCCAGTCCCCTAGGCGATGCCTAAGAAGCGGCTGCATCTCTTTGTGGCAAATGATCCAAATGGTCTCGCAACCCGCCTGAGCGCACTCTTCAACAGCCCTTTCCACTGCTAGGAAGTTCTTTGCGACGGGCATCATAGAGTCGTGCCACGGCATATTAAAATCTAGTTTTGCGCCGCCGACCGGCACTATTCCCGCTAAGTGAAAGGCGTGTGATGTTGTTCTTCCTATGGGCATAATTCGCACCCCTCAAGTGGATCTCCCACAACTTTAAATAACTTTGCGAGGCGATAGTCTAGCGTTGGAGCGCCGCTTTTTAGTTCAAGGAGCTGCGAAGCTTCATCATCGATATACAATGGTCGCTTTATGCGCCTCAAGTGCTCTAGTCTGACCGGCAACCACTTCTGCCGACCTTTTTCGTCCTTCCCATTTTTCATTCCGCGTATCCCCTTCGCCTTCATCGCATCAACAGCTGCAAACGTGGTTATTAGTTCAGTGTTATCATCTTTATAATCTTTTCCTTCACTCAGTAACGATACCGCTACAACCATATTCTTATGCTTGGTTTTCTCACTATCGTCATAGAATAATAGTTTTTTAAGTCCTTCTTCTCTCGTTTCACCTATCCTGATTATATAATGTTCGTGCTTCCTTCCCTTTATTACATAAAACCAATCAAGGACTTCCAATACCGTTACACCTTTCTTCTTCTTTATTTCGGGTATTATCTCGACTATTGTATCGGCATGCACATCATATCTAGCGTTACCACTCGTTAGGACTGAAATTTTCTCCCCTTCATAATATACGTTTGTTATTTTATCGCCAAAAGGCATTAGCCCAGCCATGGAAAGGCAAAACGCAAATCTTTTCCAGAGGATAGCTGTTTCTATTCCCCCTATTTTGTCAAAAAAGTAATATTCTGGTCTTTTCGCCACTAATATAGGAACGCCATTGTAGTATGCACGTGCCAAGGCTGAAAGCGTACTACCGATGATCACTTTTTCATATTTGCGTGTCTTCTTCATTACGGCAAGAATCCCGCCTGTCGCATTGAATCGATCGTGAGTTTAAAAACTCCCAGAGAATCGACCTGCGACAACATTGCAGCAGCAACCTCCCTTATTTCTAGTTGAGCATGTGAACTGTTTCTTAGCTTCTGGAAGTGAGCAAAGCTTCGCCAGTTGAACATTATATCGCTCGTTATCTGGATGCCGTATGGCAAATAAAATCTTGCGGACTCCTTTGCCCTCTTACGCGGAACCCCTCTTTTAACCAGCTCTTCTAGACGAGTATGATATTTTGCATAAGACTCAAGAATATGTGCCTCCAAATCTGCTCTCTCACTGCTAGTCCAATCGCCCGGTAAATAGAATTTATCCTCGATGAACTCTTTATATCGTGCTGACTCAGCATTCATCGAAACCCCGATTCGATGTTTAAGTAGATGGATATGAGTCGCTATATCTGTTGTAATAAGAAAATGTAAACTTGACTTCTCGAAGGGAGTATGATGCCCATCATTAGCCAGGCTATTCAACATTTTATTAACTCTTGCCTTTTTCTCCTCTGAAAGTTCACGCGAAGTACTCGTCCAAGCCGAAAGACCGTGGATCAAGTCACTCCCATAATAGCCTATCATTTCTACTTTATTTTTCATCTTCACTCCTTCGCTCTTTTTTCAAAATCATTATCTTCTATCTCGGAAGGAACACACTACATAATTTTCTTGAGCTAAGAAAATTTCCTGTTTGCCCAAGGTGTAGCGTTCGATCATGTTCGGCGGCACAACTACACGCTCACCGATATTTATATCTGCCGTAACATCAGAGGAGATAGATATTACTTGATAGACGAAACCCAACTCCTCCGGTAAGCCACTATAGAAGGCACCATCAGTCTTCTTCTCCTCGACTGGTTCTAATAATAATCGTCTGTTTTTTGGGGTTATTTCCATTATTTATCCTTGTTACGACAACAACAAGCCCTATAGGGCTTGTTGTTGTGTTTGTTTCCACTTACATATGGTTTGTTTTCAAGACATTAAATGTCTCTACAATATCTTCGATACACTCGTCATTCTTTAGCATGCGAAGTGCCTTTGCAACCAAAGTCATCTCTTCTTTGGATAACCAATTTTCATCCTTGTAGTGTTCTTTGAGCGCAGATTTGTGTTCACGATATGGCTGGATTGCTTCATCAATTGCTGTCAGAGCTTTAGCAAATTCTACCATTCGTTCTTCTTTGGTCTTTTCTGTGTTATCATTGTCTAAATCGTTCATCTCTACTCCAGTTTTGGGCTTTTGCCTTGTGGTGATGAAATTACTATAACACGTTTCTATCCTCACGTCAAGCATGAAGGTTTAAGATTATTTAATCGGGCAAAGACCGCCAGCACAACCAATTTGGTCTCCGGAGATATCATTTTCGGAGATCTGTAAGTCCGTGATGGGAGCAGTTGAGGCACTCATCTTTTCGTATTCTTCCTTTGTGATTTCCTCGAGCGGTGCCTGAACAAAGCCATGCTCACTATGCAACAAAAACGACAGAGATTTTATATTCTTATTGTAGTTCACTGCTAGCCACTCTCTAATCTCAGATAATTCTTCCCTAGCATAATAAACAGTAACCGAAACTGCGTTATCCGACCACTCTTCCTGAAGTCTTTTTACGATCTCGAGCTGTTGTATTGCACTAATATCTTTTGAGAACGTTGCGTGACTTGGTAATTTACACGGAAATTCAACAACATAGGTGGTGCGATTTTCGGTGCCATCAAAATTCTTCACATATTCAATTTTGTATCCGTTCTTACGACAAACATCTATTAATTTACTGTCGGACGAAATTCTAACTCTACGAATGTGAAATTCAGAAAATCCTGGGTGCCCGCCTGGAGTCACGCCAGCAAGCAAGCTTAAAGTTCCAGAAGGCTTGACCGTTGTCAGTTTTATACTTACTGGAAAATTATTTGCAGCACTATATTCTACGTCAAAAACCCTTAACGCCTCGTAGGTCTCGCTTAGCCATCCTTTCTGCTCCTCGGAAGACATACAATAACCAGTTATCCCGATCCCCATACGCATGTTGGCGTGGACAATCTTTTCAGTAGATGGTTGGTGACACTTCAGTGCCAAACTATGCTTGTTGATCCGATAAAGATATTTAGATACTCTTAACAACTCCTCTTTAGAGCCGATATTAGGCAAGAATATTTCAGCTAAACAGCAGGTTTCTCGATCAGCAAGAAATTGCTCCCCACAAGGATTAACCCCTTCTACCTCTGAGTCAAGGTACTGTGTCTCGCCAGCCCTGCCGGTCTTTCTTGCGTTTGCTATATTGATCAAGCCATATGGTTCACCGTTCCCTCGGTATCCTTCCCAAAATTGTTCTGGTAGTTTCGAGAAATCGTCACACACCACGGTATTATTAGAGTTAGCTCGCCAATTGGGGATGTTACCGAGATCCCAACGTTTAGCATTCAGGAACTCAAAATCATCCATATCTCCAATAGCAATCTGAGCTGAACGTCGGATTCCACCTGCTACAACGATTTCCCCAATGATATTCATCACATCAAGACAATCGATTGGGCGCGCCCGCTTGCCTCTCCTACCCTGTAACACCTTACATATGTTTTCGATGCCTGCTACCAGGATTTCTGGTCCGCTAGCAGTGCCGCCGAATCCTATAATAGGGGTGCCAGCGCCTCTTACGCACATCGTAGAGTAACTAAACCCTTTACCAGATAAAAAATAAGCTTTTAAAACTTTTCCAAGTAATTTAACCCACCCTTGACGTGTATCAGGGACGATGAAATCTGCATCTGCGCCAGCTACGCGCTTAATAACCACCTTCTTCTTAGGCAGCTTAGGAAGTTGATAAACATGCTCTCGCTGGATATTGAACCCGACGCCCGACCCCAGCATCAAGGCGTCCATTGCCCACACGAAAGGCTCGATGGGGTGGTTTACTACTGTAAATGAGCAGTTTTGTAGGCTGAAAAGTCCAAGCTTATCGACTGTCTTAGTGCCCAACTGCCATAAAAATCTACCTGCCACACTTCCTTTTAGTTCTAAAAAGATATCCCGCAACTCATCTTCTTCTTTCTTCGTGAAACCTACTCCTAATTGCTTATCACATCCCCTTAGCACTCTTTCAATTGTATCTGCAAATTCTTCGGTCTCTTCTTCTCCCTCTTTGAGACGACGCGCGTATGTTCTCTTGTAGACGATATACCCAATTTCTCCCCACGGCGTTACTTTAGCTCCTTTATTTAAAAAATCCTTCATTCCTTTCATAATTTTTTCTCCTTTTTGTTTTTCTCTTCCATATAAGCTTTATATTTTTCATCTAGGCGCAGTTTCTGCTTCTTAACGCCATTTTGTTGTATTTCTTCTAGGGAATCATCCGATGGTTCGAAGACTTCTATATCCACCCGGCTCGTGTCCATCCGAATCGGGCACACTATCCCATCCGCACCATTTCTATTTTTAGCTATAAAGATGCGCCCACTGTCGCATTGTTTATCTGCAACTGTGCGAGATAGCGAAAAAATAAAGTCGGCTACAAAGCACTTGTTGAAAGCTTCGCTAATTGATTCCATTGTGACAACTTCCGCATTGAGACCAGATCTATTTGTCTGGCTACAGGTCCATGTAGGGCAAGAAAATTCCCCCGCAAGCCCCCTCATCTCTTCGTAGATACTTTCTAATTCATTGCGCTTTTCTCTCTCATGTCTTGTAGGCTTTAGGAGATCCCCGTAGTCAATAATAATTAAATCAACCTCAAACCCTCTCTGGATTACTTTTGTCAAGTGGCTCCTGATAGTCATGACGCTAGCAGATTTCGTGGGATACTCTTTGATCAGTAACTGCCCCTTGATTTCTTTTATTTGTTCAAAAACTTCATCCTTCAAGTCGTTCAGGGAGTTTAATGGGAAGCCGGTAAGACAAGAATCATACCTCTTCCCGACAACTGTATCCTGAAGTTCTAGCGTGTAATGTACAATATTCTTGCCTGCCTTTAGCGCAGCTGCGCCGAGGTGAACCATCGCCATGCTCTTGCCGCTTCCAGTTGGGGCAATTACTACTCCAAGCTCTCCCTTTCCTAGCCCGCCTTGGATAAAACCATCAATAACTTCCCACCCTGTAGATACCGGATTTCTCGCCCGTAGCACGTATCGCGATTCAAAGTGTTTTATAAACTCATAGCCCTGCTCATTATCAGTCCCCAATTTAAGTGCTTTTCCTATCACTTCCTGAATTTCATCGAAAGAAGACTTCTCCATCAGCTGGACGCTCTTTAACATTGCTTCTTTGAGGGTCTGTTTCTTGCAAAAGTCAATAGATTTTTCCTTGACATATTCTTCGTTCACTTCCTTCAGTTTATTCGATAAAATTCTGGCATAAAAATCACGCACCTGCTTTTGAATAGTGGGTTTTAGGATTTCAATTTCTGAACGTAGAACTGATTCAAAAGTAGCACGACTGGGGTATCTGCTAAATTCTTCTTTATAAGAATAGATTAGTTTTGTGAATTCTTGTAGATATTTTAGTTCGAAAAAACTACTCTTTAAAACTTCACCGACCTGATCGGCAAACATGGAGTCGTCCAAAATTAGCTGAGCAAGCGTCTCCTGGAAAGGTTTGCCAAATTTTGCAAGGGAAATATCGCTGTTTTTTTCATTCATATGAATACCCCCTGATCATTTTATAAAAATTAATAAACATATTGTTAAAATTTATCTCCCCGAACCCCTCTTTGATCATGCCCAAGACAAATTTAGTCTGATTGAAGGCAGGTTTGAAGTTTTCGAATACCTCCTCCACCTTTTCTGACCCTACTTTGCCAACGAGAGGCTCTTTCAGTTGCATCATTTTATAATTTTTCTCAACTATAGCTCTACTTTCGACCAGCACCTCGTGGGCTTTATATTTTTTCTCAAGTGTTTCGATATACTTGACAAGGTCATCATAAGAATAACTCCTTTCTTCCTTGAGTATCGGAAAGCGTTTAGCGACTGTCGGGAGCCCTAAACCCTGGACTCCTGGAAGGTTATCAGAAGAGTCGCCCGTCATCGCCCTTGCAAGAGCGAAATTATTAGGATGAATTTCAAACTTCTCTAATATGCTCTTTTTGCTCAAAACTTCCTTTTGGATCGGGCGGAGCATCACTGTACTCTCGTTCAACAATTGATAAAAATCTTTGTCGCTTGAAACTATAATTTTTTCATAATCGTCAAATCTCTTATGCTGACAAGTGTATGCAATTAAGTCATCCGCCTCGACTCCCTCGATGAGGAGTTGCACAATGGGTGTCTGATTTAAAATTTCAAACAGCTTGAGAAGTTGCCAGTCTTTATTGGCTGCCTCCTCCTGCTCGCTCAACGCTCTGATATTACGATTAAGGCGTAAAGGGCTCCTGCCAGCCTTGTAATCGCCTACAATAGCTTTTCTAGCTAAAGAACCGCCCGGGGCATCCCACGCAACCACTATCTCATCAGGGCTAGTCTCGCGCATGATCTTCTGCAAAGTTCTGAGGAAAGTCAGCGTGCCCCCACACGGATCACCATTCGCAGAAATCGCTGGTGATACTATATAGCCGCGTATAAATTGATTAAGACCATCTAAAATCAATAACCTCTTACATTTCTTCTCCATTCAACACCTCTCTTATATTTTTTTGCTCAATCAGACTGCACTTCCTCCCCCACGCCATCATTGAAGAAATCTTCAGCCTTGCCGAGCCTCTTATCAAACTTGAGAATAATTTCCTCTTCGACGATTTCATCTACACGCTTTGCAAATTTAGGATCTGCCCTCATCAGAGAGACAAATTGTTTATCACCCGACCACTTTGCCAGTTCGGAACCATCCTTATTCAACAATTTGCTCCAGGAGCCACCAACATAAAATTCTGAACCTTTGATGGCGAGCAGAAGTGATTCTTCATTGAGGATCCCCACCTCGTCACCCCAGAGGATCTTAAATTCAGCAAATCTGTCTTGCGTCCCAAAACGAGATTTAACCAAACTAGCCTTAACATAAGAGCCAACTCTGAAGCCATTATCGTCAAACACATTTTGTTTGTTTGAAGTCGAACCTGTAAGCCAAATCCTTAGTGAGGTTGCGTAAACCGGTGTTTTGCCGCCTGGTGTAATATATTTCTGGGTCATTTTAGCATATTTAGCTCCCCCTTGTACTTTGGATAACTCGTCGATATTTGACTTTAGTTGATTCAAAAGCAAAACCGTGCCCCCATTATCACTCAAGGGGTTGATTAGCTTTGAAAAAGCCTTCGCTAAGACTCGTGCTTTCACCCCTACGCTAGAGTTGGGGTTCATATCGCCGACAACATCTGATTTAGTCGGAGCCATCGCTACAGAATCCAATATGAAGAGAAATTTCATCTCTTTAATCTGAACGAACTGTTCAATTATCTCTAAAAATGTTTCAAGACTTTCGGGAACCATCAACTGCATCTTGGAAATGTCAATTCCTGCTGCTTCCAAGAATTCTGTATTGATAGCTCGTTCAAAATCAGCGTAAACCGGTACAATCCCCATCTCGATGGCGTTCTTGGCTATCTGGATCGCCATATAACTTTTACCAGTACTGGATAAGCCAGCTAGTTCAGTTACACGTCCAACAGGAATGCCTGCCCGTTTACCTCTACAGATAGCAGCATCCAGCCAGCTTGAGCCGGTCGGAATCCATTCAGTTACATCTGCCAAATTCTCGCCGGCTTCTAAATCTGTCGAAATCTTGGAGCCGGCTACTTTATCAGCCATTCTCCTTAGAGCCGACATATCTATTTTACCAGGTGCTACTTTTTCTTTACGTTTTTTCATTTCTCTCCCTCAAAAAGGAAAGGGCTTTAAAGCCCTTTCCTTTTAATGTTTGATTTAGCTCGCTAGCTGGCTAAATCTTTAAAGGCATCATCAACACTACTAGCTCCGCTGTCTGCTGGAGGCTCTAAGACTGGTGACTCACCGTTATCTTCTTCTACACTCAAATGTCCATCGAGCTTAGCTTGAACTTCCTCTGTTGACACTCTTTCATATAGTTCCTCAAAATTAGGCACAGAGTCTAACAGTTCAGTGCAATCATCGGAATCATCACCACAAAGTGGGCTGCTTTTGCGGCGTGGTGTAATATCGGTTGATGGATATTGCGCCCCAGCCTGCTTCCCATAGGTCAAGGTCAAGTCGACTCCCTCCTCGGTATCGGTGATGTCGCCAAAATCAGGATTCAAAATTAGCCCTAACAGCGTCTCATAAACTGTCTTCGAATAGCCCCAAATCTTAACTCCCCCGTCTTCTTCACCGCGAACAATCACTGGTGAAAAGAAACGCTGTTTTGCCGAGATATCCTTTGCCATCTTTACTGATTCGTCATCACCTTCACGATACAATGAGTATGAGAAGTTGCATACTGGGCATTCGTCGCCAAAGTTCCGCTTAGGGCACATGAAGCCGGTTTCACCTACGTTGTAGTGAAAGTGGAAGCTCTTAAAGGGGTCCCCATCTTCAGTTGGGACGATTCGGATGTCCTGCTTGCCATCTTTCGGCTTCCAGAATTTTCCGCCTTTTCCACGTTGTTTTGATTCAACGAGCTTTTGTTTCATTTTTTTAAGATCTAATTTAGCCATTTTGCTTTCCTGTGTTTTTGTTTAGTTATATCGCTCTCTAATTTCAGAGCGATGCGTTGGTAAGGAAGGTTTCTTCAGATAGCTCCTCTACAGCTAATTCACCTTTCACGGTGTTGTGGTTGAAAATACGGAAGTTTGCACTCTCAACATCCCAGACTGTTTCCAATCCTTTTTTCACAAACGGTGCCGTGGGGCGACGAATACGTTCCAAGATTGCTTGGGGCAAATCTATCACTTTTACAAACTTCATTGTGCGTGATGTTCCATCTTTCTTAACGAATGTTCCTTTAAATAATCTCATGATATCCTCTTTTTGTTTTTGTTTAGTATAACTCATTTTTCTTAGCTTGTCAAGACTTTTCCTCTCCTTGAATCTGCTTTGTATTAAAAAGGCAAAATACAAAATTATCTTCATATTCAGTAGGGAAGATGCCAAATTTTACTTCGGCTGCTCCGTCGGAGCGGCTCCTCACTTGCGCCCTTATTTTTCCCAATAGATGCTTATCGCTGTTGAGCATCCCCTTGTTTATAGCGTAAAGATAGTACTTTTCAGAAGGTTTGTCAATAGAAAAAAACATTTTATCCTCCTTATCATCGATACTCGTTATTCCAATTGTGCTAATTCTGTTGGGCACCTGCGGCGCTGTGACGTGACCCATAACCGGCACCGAATTCATAAACACCTGTACCATATGATATGTTGAGGCGATAATTTCTGCTTGTTTTGTGCTATATTCCATAATAGACACATCTCCGCTTATGTCATCGATTAAGGGGATATCAACAAGAAACATTCTTTCTATCATACCAGATCTGGCGTATTGTTGCAAGACATTAAATGCGACTCTCTCTTGTAGAAATTCTGTTTCTGTCAGCAAGCCGCGCTCGCTCCTTAGGAACATACAACTTACCTTTTCTCCCTTTAGTTGCTCTATAATTCGTAGTGAGGAGCCGCTGATCGCTTCTGAACCAGTACAAACGACCAGAACCTCCCCACGTATGTCGGAAAAAAAAGCGCCGAAATTTGGGGTATTCCTCTCGTATTCTTCGACACTATTTTCAAAGGAAATGTGCCTCACACTGTCGTTATCGTTATTGTTTCCCACAACAATGCTGTAAATTTTATATTGGGGATATTGTCCAAACCCAGTGGAAACGCTGCTAGCCAAATCACCTAATGCAACTATATTCAAGTCTGTCATACCTCTACCTCAGTCATTTTATCAAGACCTTTGCCAATTTTTACCGAAGTTTTAAAATTTCCTAACTCTGTGAAGGAGAAAATATCCCTTACCTCTTTAATATTTGACTTCTCTTCATAAGAGAAGTCTAAGATAATTGAATCATGTATAATGAAAGCAATGTGCGCTTTTTTACCTTTCAAAAAGTCATGCACCTTGATTGCTTGTCGTAAGACAAGGTCGCTAGTTGTACTCTGGATGATATAATTCAGTGAGTGATAACTATCGGCTTTTATTTTGCGATTAAAATAATTTGTTACTTCATAACCATCCCAGAACTTCTCTCTGATTTTTTTCGTATCATATAGTGAGTCGAACTTGGAATTATCCACAACAGTTGAGCCATAAAGCCATGCAAAGACATCCTTTTTCACAGCCTCTCGGCTAGCAGCGCCAGTTTGCTCCATGTTCCATTTGTGGATATCTCCTTCTGGCTGCTCAAGCTCGTTTAGTGCCAATAATGTCCTTAGCTCGGCTGCATTGTAATCAAACTCAACAAACCAGCCTTTTGACGGCTTTACTATGGCACGGTATGCGGCATCCATCGTAAGAATGGGGAAGGTATTCGGGGCTGTAGTTAATCGCCCTGTCTTAGAACCAAACTGATTGTAATCTACGTTCTTTCTTACAGTCTCCAGTTTTTTCAGGAAGCCCCTAACGCGAGGTTTGTGGCGTTGCTTCGATAGAACGCCACTTTCTATTATTAAGCGCCTGCCCCGGATATCGCCTAAAAGCTCTTCTAGTTTTAGGCGATATCTATAATCACTCGGTTTCTTGAAGGTCTCAAAAACACTGTCGGTGATCTTGCACTTCATGTCAAAAAACTCTTTTAGAAATTGTACCGGCACCAGGTCATAAAAACATACTTCATTTAAATTTATCTTTGCTTCCGCAAAACTAGTAAGGTATGCTTGAAGTTTGCCCGTTAAGCGTTCCCATTCCTTGCTTAAGGAAGGTGGGCAAACTTCCTTCAAGGTCTGCCCAGTACAGTACAGCTGTGCGTACTCTATATCTTTTCCGCGTAGGTGCGGAAGGTATTTCCAAGTGCGGTCCAGGTTATCAGGAACCTTGCCGTGCATTAACAATTCACCTTTAAGATAAATTCCTATGCATTCTGATTTGTCGTCAAGGCTCATGAAAGTCATCGCCCATTCTAACACATTATTCTTGAACGGTCAACCCTTTGGTTCGAAAAAAGTGAAAATTACGTTCTTTATTTTTTACCCCCGAAGGAGAACTGGTCTTTCTGCTGATATAATCAAGAGCTGTGTCTGTGTCCCTCCCCTCCTCGTAGTGAAGCACACGTTTTACAAAGATATCGAATTCAACTTGTGACCACCCTTTATTCTCTTCTCGCGCACGAATAAAAGAATAGAAACGCAACCAGTACCTAGTGTCTTCTTTTGTAGCCAGAGGCTGCTCCTCTTGGGCGACCCTCACTATCTCTTTGCTGCATACTTTCGATTTGCCATGTATGGTCTTCAATCTGGCGACAACAATTGTTGGTTTCGCCGTCACATACGAGTTGTAAAATTCTATAATATAAGTTCTCAGAGAAGATAAATCTGAATAGTGAGCCTGAAAAAAATAACGCTCCATCACGTTCGTATTATCCACATCATAATTAGCTAAGTACTTAACTAAAGCCGGAGAACCGATATCCGCCACTATCCTCCATGGGGCATGTTTGTCTATTTTGAACCCGAACTTTTGTGCGGCGTCCTTGAAGATAGGGAAATTTGCATCCTCCAAAAAATCTTCTACCTTGGGGGAGTCTTCTGAAAATAATGCCTCAGATAAATCGATCACCAAGCCAGAAACTAGTGGAGATGACTTCTTGGACAATATAAAACTTGATTTAGTTATCGGAATTAAAGGGGTCACTGAGTCTATAAATTCTACAAAAACCTCCATAAAACTATCAAAGTCTGTAATCTTTTCATCTTTGCGAAAACTCACTAGATATGCCTTGAATTTAACAAATAACATCTCCATCAGTTGGTGATATGCACCGTCTATCGACTGCCACCCCCTGGTCGGTTCCAGGGCAGTGTATGGGCTGCTTCTTTCGATAGCCCCTCGGCTGTCTAGCCATAACATATAATCAGATAAGTCGTTATATGCATCAGCTACAAAATTAAGGACAAAAACATCTTCACGTAAATGTACCAAGTTCTCCTCGGAGACCTGTATTGCCCTGCCTGAGCTGTCTATCCTACCGTAATAAGGCTTTTTATACCAAAAATCGATTGGTTTGCTTGGGGAAAGTAGTGAAGAAGAGAATGAAAGCCTCTCGTATAATTTCCTTTGCAAGAAGACAGAACGAGCGTTCATGGTATTGCTGCCTTTCGGCAGTGCGTTGGTCGGTAATTCTTCTTTTTCCTTAATTGCCATTGATAATTCTCACGTTGTTTGTAATGGTGACAGATTTCTTGTGCCTCACTTCGCTGGTATTAATGAGGCTCACTTCTTCATCGCCAACATTAAAGGTTCCATCTCCCCTGGCAGTCCATCTCGTTTCTAAATTTGTGCCATAGATGCCTGATTCTATAGAACTCTCTATAGAAATGATATCAAAATAACCGCCGATGCCCAAATCTCTTAAGATCTTTGATCTCGCGACCAAAGAGCCTTTGCTACCTTTCTCGACGAATACTGTAGGAGTGATATGCACCTTGCCACCGACCTCAAATAGGTTGTTGCCCACCATGTTCAGATCAGCATTATACCTGTCTCTTAACACTTTAGCCGGTCCCATCTTATCGACTAGATTGCTCTGGATATTTGCTTCTCTTATAAAGGGCAGATCTTCTCTCTTAAATTTAATATTCTTCGTTAAGCCACGTTCGTTCCCGAAGAATACGTGATATATCCCATTTTTGCTATCAGCTCCGGGATCTCCTACAAGATCGAATGGATTTTCCATTGTGCCATAAATGATTAGATAGTTTTGCAACTGTTTATCTTGAGACAACTTGTTTTTCTTTAGGATAAATGGGAACTTTGCAAACTCAATGGCATCCATCCGCACACCGCCTTGTGAATTCTGAGAGTCAAAAGCAGCCTCCCTGACATCATTCTCTGGTACCGAGAATGATTTATAGGTTATTCTCGCTTGTTGCTTTGGGGCAAACTCGGTACACTCGGTACTAAGTGCCCTTATCACGAGATCATTAATCACTGAATCCATGAATTTCTTGAAGGTCATATTCTCCAAGCCTTTATCTGCTATATTTTCATAGAACCAATTGGTAAAAATCTTAAATGAAATGGGGATGTCGGCTATATTAACACTCACTCTTTTCCCACGATATACCTTATCATAGCTATACTTATCATTTCTGAGCCCTTTTATCTTGGCTACAAGACCAGTGTCAACTAATTGCCCGTAGTCATAAAATGTTAGTGGTCCAGTTATAATTCTTAGTTCCTTTTCCAGGAAGCCAGTGTTCTGTCCTGCTCCCGGCTTGTCGAACATGCCTTCCAAGACAATATCGATAAGGTCGCCAAGGTAAAAGAATGTTACTAAGTAACTATCCTTATCGTAGGCTTGCCCTTCTTCAGTAAATTCAGAAATATTTTTTATAGCGGCTGTCGAAGCAATCAATCTCTCATCTGCCGTCAAACTAGCATTATTTTCGTTCGAATTTAAATATTCGGCATAACTTACAGATGCACCGATAGCACCTGCCCCAGTCAAGAGATTTCTCGCGCCATCTGGGTTAGTCGTCTCGTTCCTCATTCGTGTTTCCTGAGCCTCCCTGTTCGCTCTTTCAATATCACCTACCGCTAGCTTACCTCTCGATGCAGTTGTCTTGATTCTTATTTTTTTGTCGAAGAAGTCTTTAGGGGCACGCAAATATCTAAGTTGTTTTTTTTCATATAGCCCAGAAATTATCCTCTTATAAGAGGCTTCTTTTGAAATACTCACCAGCTCTTCTAATTTTGTGCTTAGTTCCTCGACCTGTTTATCACTGATGGTTAATAAATCATCCTCCCCGAGTTCACCAACATTTACTCCGGCATCTTCTAAACGGGTTCGCTCTTTTGCACTCAAAGCTTCGAAGTGAGCCAGTATCTTGGCTAGCTTTCTCTTCTCGGTTATAGCCGCTGCGCTTTCAAATAATATGTTCGCGCCTTGCGGATCCGACATCATTATTTCCGAGTAAGAGATATAATTGATTTTTAACTCGACGGTGCCATCATCCTGAAAATCTATTTCGTGATTCTTCAGTCCGAGATACATAACAATGTTGTTTTTCTCTATCTCTTCTAACAACTCTTGAGGTATCAACCTCTTATATGTGCCACTTCTCAAAGCTGGTGCATGCCAACCAACAACAGCCTTGATCCTGAAATAGTCTTTATCATAAGTGAAGCTTCCCTCATTAAAACCCGACCTGAATTTTTTCTGCGTGAGTATGAGGTCAGAGTAGGCGATGTCAACAACACTCTCTTTCGCCCCGAATTTGACTAATTTCGTATCCCTCGTTTCGAAAAGGTCTTCAATATTTTGCAAATGCAGAACAAGCTCTGCTCCGAATGTGAATTTGTTGGCTGGGTTCGTCCCTAGCGTTTTCCAGGTAAAACTCTTTAGCCCAACTCCTCCGCCTCGCCCTGCGCCTGTGTTCATTATATTAGCTATTTTATCTTCTCTGGCTATATCATCGAAAGGCAGTTCAATTGAAACAGACTTACCTGTCGTTGGATCTTTATACTCTTTATAGAGGCGAACCTTCGGAACCAAAGCACTAATTTGAGCCGATGACATTCCAAGAAGCAGCTCAGCTTTGTCAGATTTTTTGAACAGCAAATTTATCAACTCGAATGGTCTCTGGTGCTCTATAATACCAAACTGCTTATATCTCTTGGGGGCATTCAAGAAGCCCCTATTCGAAGCAACAATACTCTCCCAATTGAGCATTAAATAACATTGTTCTTGGAATCTTAGAGCTGACTGCCTCGCATCGCCCTCCAACTCTTTGTATTGGTTCTTCGCTAGTGTCTCTTCCTCAGGCTCACCAGTTACCTTTTCTACCAAGAAATCACCAATATCGCCTAACGTGTCTAAGAAGCCCATTTATACCCCCAACAAAGATAATATTTTTTCTAATGGTTGCGGAATCAAAATTATATCATTTATCGCAACATCGGCTTCAGTTGGCTTCTTGTTAAACCATGCCAATACCCACCATAATTCTGCATTTCCATAAAACTGCTCTGCAAGTTTCCAAAAGCGATCACCACGTTTCCAGAGTACTGATTCAGACTCTAATTCCGATAACTCTGTTGCGTCTGGGAAAGACATCTTAGGCGTAGAATAGTGCCTAATGCTCCTTACCCCCCGTTGCGTAAAATGGTCACTGTATAATTTTGATTTATTGAGTTTTATGGAACGCTCGTCATACCTTGAATAAGTCATTAGTTGCCTCTGTTTTTTGTGATGTCACGACTGTGGTACGGAAAGCCTCGAGAACGTTTATTACCGCCCTTGGTTTTCTTAGGGTTCCACCCAAGTGGACTAGTGTGAAGGACGGTGAACTCGCACGAGAATTTTATAGTTTGAGGAATTAGAACTCCTGCCCCGACATCATCGATTCCGGTGTGCCCAAAAAAGCCCTGTTCGATATCTGGCTCATAAGACAATCCAGACAACTTCCCGGTTAAGCCCGAGAGAGAGGCTCCACCTCTTATGCTTGCTTTGTCACTATTATCCATTATAAGGTTTGCAAATTTGAGTTTAAACAACGGGGGTGCCACCATAACACCGACTTGGCGCTGGGAGGTGCCCCCTTTCGAAGATAATATCTTTTTCGCCGCTGCTACCTCTAATGCTTTCTTACTGTCCTCTGTCCCACTCGAATCCAGTTCCACCCTGTCTACACCAGCAGCAAGACCGATGTTTGCCGAAACTGTGTATTCTTCGTAAACAGGGTATAACATCGAAATAAATCGTTCTGCTTCACGCAAATTAAATCTTGCCTCCTCAACTGACGCTGAAGGGACATCCCAGGCAAGTGATATAACACGCCCTGTCTTCTTAAAAGTAGAAATAGGATCCATTCTCCCAAAAGTCTCCATATCGCTCCAGTCAGAGGTATATTGGTCTTGGAAATTCGTTAGAAAGGCTTTAAAATGCACTGTTGCACCAGTTGCCACCGAATACCAATGAATGACATGACCTTTTGCAGTTGCCGTTGGGCGTTGAGTGCCAATATTGTCCGACATGTCTGAGAAGTGATGCCCGTAGCGAGATTTTCCTCGCTGATTTTGCTTCGGAACCGCCACGCTTTCTGTTTGTTCTTTCTTTGTACCTGACATCTTTTTGCTCCTAAAAAATTATTCTAAAGGGCTTCTAACCGCCCTGCCTGCGATAACCCTCTCATTCGCCTTTATCCTAGATCTTATTTCTGGATCCAAAACTCTTCCAATTTCTTTGCGGTCAATCACCAGTTTAATGTTGGGCTTTATTATTATTTGTGGAGGAGGCGCTTGCTCAGGTGCCCTTCTGTTCATGGAATTATTGAGCGATGCTTGTTTTGCGTTGGCACTCGACATCCTCTCTAGCCCGCTGGTCGCAGTTGCCATCTGGGATGACGAGGTAGCACCAGCAGTAGCTGGTACAGCTCCAGCAAGGGCAGGCGCACCCACAAGATAAGAGAACGTCATAGCCTTTGTCAGAGGCATTCTTTCGATACTTTCGACGATATTATTAATTTCATTTGCGATTTTACGATAACCAGCTACAGCACTGCTGAAGTCAACTCCGTGAAGAGTAGCATTGAAAGCACTCATTGCCAAAAGCACGCCCACTACAAGGGGGGCTACAAGCGCAATAGCACCCATAGCCAAAATCGAAGTCGTGAAAGCACTAAGCGCGGCGGCTGATGCAAAGAGTTGTGAAGGGGACAACTTAGCAATCTCTGAAATTAGAGAGCCGACACCTTTTGCAGCTACCCAGACGCCTACGCCAATAAGAGCTATTCCGCCGCCAATAAGAAGCATGGAAGCACCAAGAGATAAAAGACCTGGCGCAGTGGCGGTGGCAGCAGCACCCAGAGCCGACACACCGCCTGCGGCTGCTGTAGCGCCTGCTCCGGCGGCAGTGCCTCCCACTGCCAATGGTCCGAGCCCTACTGTGCCAAATAAGGCAGCTAATTTAGTTCCAACCACAAATAATGCAAACAGTCCGACAAGGGCAGGCATCAAGATGCCCCCAGTCATATCACTTAATTTCAAAATACCATCTAGGATAAATTTCATTCCCTCCACAAGCGGTCTCAAACTTACAGCAAATCTTGACATAACCGACTGCAGCTGTGCAAAGATAGTCTGCACAGACTTTGCGTTAGCCGCCAGTTCTGCTTGTGATTTTGCTGCTTCTTTTTGTGCTTCTGTCATCCCAATCATTAGGGGATTGAAAATTGCAGCTGCCTGAGCCATGTCGTTAATTCCAGCGGCAGACGCGACTGCCATCTTCTCAAACTTATTCATCTCCGTCCACTGTCGACCAGATAACTTTATGGAATCTTGCACCATTTTCAATCTTTCATCTTCTGAAGCTGTTAGTAAATCTACACTATTGAGCAGATCTCCACCCAAGATAGCGTTAAGTTTACCAGCAGCATCAGCAGCTCCCTCAAAAGTGTTCATCTGTGAGGTGATGGCGATCAAGGCATCAATTGCTACACCGGTCTGTTTAGCATCAATTGCAAGTTCTTTGAAGACCTTGACCATGCTAGCTCCATGCTGAGCAAGCTGTGGAGCTGCCTTTGCAAACCCCTCAGCTATAGCAGCCGGTGGAAGTGCTAGGGCTTCTGCTGTTGCGAACAATTCGCGCTGCAATACTTCTGCTTCAGTCACAGTCATGCCCAGCGCCCGGGTTGCAACATTCAAGTTAGCGGCGGTTGTTGCTGCATCGACACCTAATTTATCGAGCATTGCAGTGGTCTTGGCTAACTGAGCAGCTGCATCGGAACTCAGGTTTGTAAAAGCTGTCATTCCGGTAAAAAGAGCTTGTACGGCATATGCCGAATCAGCTGTTGAGACACCAAACTGGCTATTGGAACGCTCCATCTCTACGATCATCTTATTATACTTACCGGCGGCTCCGGTCACTTTATTAAATGATGCTAGCGCCTCTTCTTGGGCAGCTAAAAGCATTAGGCTCGATTGCACCATAGTGTCAATGCCAGCAGTAGCAATATTGATCGGGCTCACCTGCTTCTTCAGTGTAACGAGAGTGGCTGCCATCGAGATGCTAAATTTTTCACCAGAATTCACCAGCTTGAGCATATGCCCAGCCATAGTCTCCGCCTCACCTGTGATGCCAGTAAAGCGCGAAACTGCACTGCTCAGCTTGCTGACATATCCATCTAATGCACTAGATTGTTCCTGTACCAACTCGAGTATTTCTTCATTCTCACGGCGAATGTTCACAAACTCTTTGGCGGTAATCTTGCCTAATTCGAGTCTAGTCTTCGCTTCCCTTATGAGGACTTTTGCTATTTCTAATTCTTTTTGTTGGATTTCTTTGTGAACTCCTAACTGGCTGCCAATATCATTTTCGTATTTAAGGCGTTTTTCGATGATCTTCAGCTCTTCTGCTATCTCATCTTTGTTAGCCTCGATAATAGCTAACCTCTTTTCAGCAGATCTGTTGAGTTCTTCTGAAAGCTTAAGTGCTTGCGCAAGTATTTTTGGGTCTAGTTCTTCGGTCACTATTCTTGTTTCCCTTTATTAGTCACTAAAAGCCCACGGAATGCCCGTCGCTCTGGTGAATTTCGCAGTTGCTTTATCTAGTTCTGCCTTGCTTCGATAGGTCTTCGGATCATCTAACCCATATTCCGAAAAAGATTCGAGGTATCTCTTCTCTCTCGATAACGCTTTAGCGAAGCTGTCGATCTGTGAAGGTGTCCCCTTAATCTTAACAGGTAGTGAACTACCTCGGAACATTGCGCTCATTATGTCTTTAATCCAGGCGCCCATCATCCCGAGCAGACCCTCATCAAGATTGCCGGCTCTATAGCTGCCGAGGTCTAAAGTCATTGGCGGTATTTCGCTGTCTCCATCATACACCCCCAAACCGTCTGCGCCAATTGGTCCCTTTTGATAGCTTTCATTTTTTCTATATTTCATTTTGCTTCTCCACGAATGTAAATAGTACCATAAGAAAGAAGGAGGCACACGCCTCCTTCCTTATTCTATCGCTTCTGCTTCTAGTTCTTTCTGGCGCACCAATTTCGCGAACATCCATTTCCGTAGTTTGATGTGAAGGTTGTAAACTTCCTGAAATCCCCAATTGCCATGATACTTCAGGTAGAAAAATTGTTCATACACCTTCTCGATATAAGAATCACTTAGACCAAAAAAAGTCCGTACTAAACGGAACCTCCATTTCGGTTTCGAGTTCGCACTCTCTACAGGTAAATTTTTGTTTCAATTCGACGCTTGGAACTAAGCTAGAATACACTTTGCGCAAAAATTTGGCGTCAAGAGCCATCATTGAATTGATGGCGTTTCCTAGCTTTTCATAATTTGCTTCATCATTTATAGAGACAATGAAAAGCTTCATCTGCTCAGTTATTGCATTCTCTGGCTGTTTATTTTTTTTTCTCATTGCTAGTGTATCCGCCAGTCTCCTCTCATCTTTGCCCGAGAGGAGACGGACTTCAACGTTCCATTTTGATTTAGGTAATTTAATTTTCCACGTTCCATTTTCTGTAACTGTGGCTAAAGTTGCATCACCCCCTTTAACGGTTTGCTGTTGTTCTAAATCAAAACTGAATTCTGTTTTCGCTTCACATGCCTGGCACACTACGCTTGTCTCATACTCACTACCATACCCTGTGATTCTTGCTGCGATCAATATTGCGTTCTTGTCGCCTATTAACATATCGTCTGTTGATACTTTCGGTTCCACTAATACGCTCTCAATCAGCCTGTTAATAGCTATCCCTTTTCTCAGTAAGCTCCTGTTTACTAGAATATCCTCCTCTTTTGCGGTCATATATTTAATTTCTATACTTTTTCTGCCGGCAAAGGGATGCCCATCTGGGTAATAATTTCCTCTGGAAGGCAAGTCAACCTGTTCGGTCGGCATTGGAAAAGAGAGCCCTTCCTCTTCATGTTCTGTCATTTTGACCTCGTGAGATTATCATAATAATCTTGTAATACAGTGATAATTAGTACGCTAGGGGGTCTTTTTCCATATTAAGGCTAACTTTCCGCAATCCCATATTTTACCATACTTGTCGTTCTCTAGCTTCTCGTGCCTGTTATAAAGACTTCCCCTGTTATCATGATAAGAATAATCCGGCGGATGGTGAGCTAGAAAAACAAAGCCAGCTCTATCATATACCTCACTGTTTTCGTGCTTACATTCGACCCTAACTACTACGCTAATTGGCTTAAACATCTTTATGAAATAGGATATTATCTTGTTGAGCGCGCCGTCAGTAGCCGTGTCAAGCTTTTCGCTGAATTTTTCAAGTGTCCACTCTGATTTGCCCGGGAAGCATCTACTGAATGTTGCTAAGCTTATCAATTCTCCTGTTTCGGCATGATATAAGCCAATATTAACCCCATGGATGTGTGTGACACCAAGCAAGTGGTTTTCTGTAAGAAACTCCTTAGCCTCGAGGGGTTGAGTTTCCCAGCAGGCGGTTCTCAACTTCCTTTTCGGTAGTACATTTATCCTTCTCTTGATGAGTGATTTTACCACCTCTCGTTTATCTCTCCACTCGTTTTCTCGGATATGCACGATGCCGATCCCGAATTCTCTTTCGAAGAACGAATCTTTATCCTTGTGGTAGTGTCTCCCTCTGCCTTGCTCCTCTGAATGCCAATAGATCCCATCATATTCTATCCCCACTCCATCATTCGGGCAATAAATATCCAATTCATATCGTTTGTTGTTTTTTGAGAAATATTTGTTTCTCTCAACCGTCGTGTGTTCAGCGACAAATTCAGCCAATTGGGCTTCCCCTTTGCTTGTCTTCATTGTTTTGAGGGCACACTGAGGGCACCCCTGTCCGCATAAATGAGATCTGGGGAGTTGTTCATACCTACCATGTTTCTTACAGATTATGCTAATTTTAACATTATTATTGATATAGTTGATGAGTTTATAGTCGTATGCTTTTCCGTGTCGTTCTCTTGCCTTCTTTTCGAACTCTTCGCTTGACATCCGATAAGCATTGCTGAATTTGGCATGGGTGCATTTGATACATCCATTCGAATAAAGGTGGCGGTTTGGTGTTTGCAAGAAATCACCATGCACTTCGCAGATTATCGTTACCTTTGTTATGGTATTGCTGTATTTTACTTTAGAATAATCATATCTTGCCCCATGAACATTTCTCGCTTTTGCGATAAATTCATCTGCCGAAATTGGTTTGCCCATAAAAAAACCCTCCAAAGAGAGGGTCAGTATAACATTAGTAAAGATATTTTGTAACTTAATTAAGCTTCCATCTTGTGTTTGCTTCGAGTCCTAGTGAGCCAATAACGTCATCTGCATCAGAATGACCAGAATTTGCTCCTGGTGCCGACTCTAATTCAGCCCAATCATACGTTATAACTATCTTAATCTCACTCAAATCATCTGATTCATAATCAAGATCACCAAAGTCGACATCTGAAATCCATGCGTTCTTTAGTCGCCATGTCTCTAATTTACCGTCTGCGCTCTCGGGCAATCCTTCTGAGCCAAAATTGGTTGGATGGTTATCTCCCCACTGCTCGATGGTAATAGAACCAAGCATTGAAACGGCTGATGCTTTTGACATAGTCGTTACGTCGTTAGGAGTGCGTGGAATAATATAACCAGAACTCTCCAAGATAGAAGCCAGACCTTTGGCGGCGTCAGGGTTGGTCGGGTCGACAATAGTTATCTCGACGTCATTCCACTCTACTCTACCGGGATACTTGAATGTATGGTTGATATATTTGTGTTCCGCTTTGCTTACGGACATTTTTGGTTTAGTGGCTTTTTTGGCAACGAATGTCAAACCACCATCGAATCCGCCGAATCTTACAAGAAAGCGATACTTTCTTTTTGGTTCTAAAGTCTTATCTGTCCAAAATGCCATTTTAAAGCCCTCACGATATAATACGCTGTAAATAGTGTTCACTCGATTAAACTGCCTACCTTATTTTTTAATATTATCAAAGTCGCTCTCCCACATTTCGACTACGTTAAACCCTTGATTAATAAGCTCTTTTCGACGGTGAAGCCACTCTTCATACAGAGTAGTGTATTTCTTTTTATTGATAGGATTGATACCTTCCTTATAGATCGTCGGATCTCCGTGCCAAAAACTACCCAAGAATTCATATACTGTATTTGTTTTTGGATCATAGCCATCAACCCTGTATTTGCCTACCTTAAATTGAGTTATCACCCCTTCAATTGAGAGTGAGTTTAGCCAAGCTATTTCCTTCTTTGAAATCCCAGCAGCTGAGCATCGAGGGCACCCGCAAGCTTGCAAAGTGTGGGTGCCTGGCGCTTGCATAAAGCTACCATGCTTTTCACACAAAATCTCTACCTTTGTTTTGCTGTTGATATAGTTTACCTTGGTATATGTATATTCGTCTCCATGTATCAACCTCGCATCTCTTATAAACTCTGCTTTCCCCTTAGCGAACTTTGTTCGCAATAGTGAATTGGCACACATTTTGCAGCCTTGCCCACTAAGGTGATTTGAGGCTTTCATTGAGAAACTTCCGTGCTCTGGGCAGATAATCGTAACCTTCTCAAGAGCTTTCTCATAGACTACATCAGCATATGAATATTTATTACAATGAATTTTTGTGGCTTTCGCAATGAATTCTCCTGTATTCGACACTCTAGTACCGTTGTGCCCACACTTCGCACACCCCTTCTTACTCAAATGATCGTTAGGATTCTGTAAGAACTCTCCATGTTTTTTGCATATTATTGTAACCTTTCTCCTGGCGCTAATATAATTTACTTTCGAATAATCATATTGTTTCCCGTGAATCTCTTCTGCTCGCGTGATAAATTGAAGTGTTGTTAGCACTTTTGATGGTGAACAGTCCATACAGCCACCGTTGTTCTGTAGATGTGCATATGGCAGCTGATAGAATTTACCATGGAGAGCACATTTTATTATTATTTTTTCGCTCGATGAAAGATATACCATCAAAGAATAGTCAAACTTACCTCCATGCACCCTTCTCGCTTTCTCTAGGAAAGAGGTTCGATTATTTTCCCTGTCCTCCTCTTGTTTACATTTACGGCACTTATTACCTTTAATATGGTTCAGCGGGAGCATAAAGAAGGTACCATGCTCATGACATAGGATCTCAATCTTCTTGTTTGCGCCATCATATTTTACTTCTGTGTAGTTATATTGTTCACCATGCACATTCCTGGCTCTCTCTATAAATTCCCCTGTTGTTAGTTTTTTCATACAAATATCATAACATACTCTATTCAAAAAGTAAAGTGAGTTATTACACCTTAGTTATTACACCTTAGTTATTACGCCTTTGCTTACGTCCCCGTTCAAACAAAAAGAGCCCTTGCGGGCTCTTTCTTCATCTTTCATCTTTTAGTCATTGTTATCAGCTACTTAGAGGTCTTCAAATGAGGCACCAGTCTTAGAGACGATGAAATCAAGGGCTATAAATTCTACCGACCTAGCAGGTTTCAAAAAGATTTTCGCGTACATTATATTCCGGTCAATTAGATCAGCCGTAGTAGTGGACTCGTCCAGCACCACCTTGAACTCAGACAAGCCAAACCTGCTTTGCACTGACTCTAGGAGAGGATTAACCTTACTCAAGAACCGCTCCCACGTAGTCTGCACATTCTGGTCGAAAATCAAACGCGAAGAAATACGTGAAATATCTTTTCTCAAAAATAGCATAAGTCGTCGCACGTTAATACGATCTAAAGCAGATTGGGTAACTTGTAGGGTCTTTTGACCAAAGATAACTATACCTTCCTGCGGGAATGATGCTATTGGATTAATGTTCACTTCATATAATGCATCTCTCTGCTTGTTGTTGAGTTTCTCTCTCACATCGGTTACTTGCAGCCCTGATGAGCCCTCAGTCAAGCCACCACGATTGAACCCAGCCGGGGCAAACCACAATTCACTCTTTGCTGCCGATGAACCCATAGTTCCTAACGCCACCACCGAGGGAGGCATCCATACCGGCGAACCGGACTCGGGATCATTAATTTTAACCCAAGGGTAATATGTACAAGCATAGCTAGTATTCAATCCTCGGTCTTTCAGATTGCTTATAGTCGTTGCGGAACTGCCAAGTCGGTCAACTTCAGCTGAAGTGTTTTCATGTGCTGGTTGATAACCGCCATCAACATCGATAATTGCCAACGAATCAGCACGATTCTCCACTGTGTCAATTAAGTGATTTGTAATTCCATCAGCAGTGATACCAGGAATAGTCGCTAAATTCATATCAACTACTTCAGGATCTCTAATCGAATCGATAGCTTGTCGTAATGAATGCACGGCATAATTGCCTGTTTCTACTGCGCCACCGAGTGCTAGATAGCTATTTCGGAAAGGATCACGCTCTTTAATATCTAGCCCATCAAAGCCACCGAATAATGGCAACGTGAATCTATCATGTCCTCGTTGCAATATAGCTTTATAACCATCTGTCGAACCCGTCACACCAGCCGCAGTGGCTGTAACAGAAGTTCCAGCAACACGACTGCCAGATAGATAGAAACTCTTAGCGGTAGAACCGGCAACAGCCTTGACGTCATCAAGTGAGAATATAAATGAATATTCCGTACTCGCGCCAACAATATGAGAGTCTACACCATCAGGTTTTGTACGTACCAGATCCCTAAAGTCTTCATCAAATTTACTAGCGCCAACCTTTTGGGTTGTAATACCAAAATATGCATCCGAATCATCGAGAACGCCTGCATCAGAACTAGAGACTCTGAGCGTCATTTTGGGGAACTCGAGACTTGCGGAGAAATTTGTTGGTCCACCTACCACTGCGACCGTTCCAGCGGTAGCTGGAGCATGCGGAACAGAACCAGTTCCAACCATAAGTGCGGTGCTTGCAACTGCCGAGCCACTTATCAAATCAATCGTCTTGAAGCGTGGCGCACCGAAAAAGCCAAAAGGAAGCATTTCTGGTTCAATACCACCCTGCTCAATAACAGTATTCAATTCAACGCGGACATAAGTAGACTTATTATTGTAATCACCTAATTCTCTGTGACGTTTCTCACTCTTCGACCATGAGACGTACTTGTCTCCAATTCTATTAGCGATATAATCACCAGAGTTAGGATCAAGATTGACATTCGTAAACATTTCCAAAACTTCCGGTCTACTGTCGGTATCATCTGCCTTTCTGATAGCCACGCTGAAAGTGCCAAAGCGGTTAAAGTCATTGTTAGATGCCTTTATATCCATTATGGAAATCTTGATATTATTTTGTTCCCACTCACCAGAGCCATCACCTTTGTTTACGACAAAACGAAATAACTTAGTCATATCGTTAGCATCAAAGTTTGCGGTTGCATTGCTTAAATCTTGACCGATTACCCAACCACTTTTAGCGGGCTGTGCTTCTACGCCTTCAAAATCTGCATGACTAATTGTGCTGTTCTCTAACGCTACTAGGACGCCAAATGAACTACCAGCGGCAGAGCCACTATTTTCATCGACAGCAGTTTTCAGAAACCCTTCATGAGTCTCCCCAAGGAAATAAGTAGCTAATGAATCAGTTGGAGTAACAGAGCTATTCGTTAAAGTTGGATTAGTGTTGAAAACCTTTCTCACATACTTTGACGAGTTTGGATTAAAGTTGAACGTGGTGTTCTTTATCGTTGAGCCAACCTCATCTTCGATGATAGCCTGGAATTCAAAAGAACTACCGATATTGGCTACAAAGTTTGCTGCGCCTTCGGTGCCCACTGTATTTCCACCGAAGTCATTACCCACTAGCCTCATTGCTCCCTTGTCGAGATACCATATGGCTGCCAGAGCACCGGTAATATCAGATGCATAAGAAGAGGCAGATGGAACGATAAAGAGTCCATAAGCACCACCGTTAGAGGCTACCAGAACATCAGCAGCTGGATTTTCTGTTTTCCAGCCAGCTAGTTGATAACCAGTAGTTGTTGGTTCATCGCTCTGCGTCCCTAGAAGACGTACAACGGTTATTGGACCTGAGTTCTTTAAATATGCTTGTGCGGCATAAGCTGCATAAGTAGGTGAGGTTGTGTTACCATCTCTCCAGATATCACCAGTGCCACTACCTTTGACAGGTGAGCCAAATAATTGAACGTAGTCTGAAAAGCTGTCTACTTTTGTTGGTACCATGCCGGGACCACGTTGTGTACGACCGATTATAACAGGACCAATCGGACCAGCGGTGCGCGTGATTTGTGAACGATCTATTTCATCTACAAAAACGCCTGGTGATACAAAACGGAATTTCTTTGCTGTACTCATTTCTAGTTCTCCCAATAAAAATCCAGATTTGTGTTTGGACCAATGATTTAATTCTGGTATAATTAGTGCAGCATACTAGCAAAACCTAGAACATCTTTTTAATATCCAAGTTTTTAAGGTCCCCTACCATCACCCTCTCTCTCATTATTTTGACCTCAACCTGGTTCTCTGTGATTACCACTTTTGGTTGAGTTTGGTTATCATTTTGACCAACCAAGTATCCTAGTACTTTAATTTCTACCTTCGTCTCGAAGAGGCGCTGTTCTTCTCCCAACTCTGAACCATTGTTATTGAGGGAGTATGATTGTTCTATAAAGCCCTCATATTTATGTCCGTCTTTCCGGATCATTATATTATTATTAGCGCCAGGTGCAGTCACGAATGACTGTACAATTTCGTTCATTTGTTGCTGATACTCTGTCTTTATATCAATACTGTAAGTGCTTTCCACATATACTGGGACAGGGATCGACATGGTCTGATAGACAGTTTTCCTACTTTCACCAGTAAAGTTTGGCTGCCCATTGTTGCGCTGGCTATCTGCATTAGCAAACTTACTTGTTTTCTCTTGATTTATCTTTCTGGCTATTTCTAACGTGCCGCCTCGGATATCTCCAGGAAATTGTCGATTCTTTGGCTGACTAGCCCAGTAAACCCCGCGATTGCCTGGATTCTTCTCAAACGAGGTGCGCTCTATTGTCATGACCGGCAGAATGAACGTTCCCTGGAGATCTCTTAGACGTTTATCGCTCTTAACTTGATACGAACGTTCTGATGATACCCAAATCACCGGGACCTTAGACCACCCGCTGCTAGTAGTAGTAAATAAGTTCAACTCCTCTTCTACCCAATCAAATAACGCTTGATCAATTGTCTCAATAGTTGATGGATTGAAGGGGATTTCACTGTTTTCATACGGCTTTTTGTTGGTCATCTTAACTCCTCTTAGCTAGCGTCAAAATTGCCTTTGCGGCTAACAACTGCAATTGCACTTATCTCAAAACGATGGTCTGGCTGCCCGAAAAGGGCTCTTGGTTCCCCTAACTTGACAATCTCATAGTGTCTATCTCCATATTGTACAAAATCCCCTTCCCTTACAAACAAATGCTGGTCTTCTGTCAATCTACGCTTGTGGAATCCAATTGCAATTCTGGAAGTCTTATCCACGCCATAATTGGTCATGGTTGTCTCGCTCCCTTCCCAGTTGACCAAAGCGAAAACTCTTATTGGGGCAAGGAAGCTCTTCTTGATAGCTTCGCCATAAAGAGGGTGAAAATCGGTATGTTCGAGGCTTATCGGGTAATATAAAACCGCTTGTCCTATCATTCTCTCGATTATTTCATCGTTTATCTGTTTGGTATAATCCCTCTCTTTTTTTCCTAGAAAAAGAGGGGCTGGTGGAGTTTGTGGCTGTATGTATTTATTATTAGACATCATTCATTCTCCTTTACCCTACAAATACAGCGGATGGTATCTTCTCTAAAATTCTTCCCGCTGAATCTACTAAGTCTGCGCGCTGACTGGAAAGCTCATTGTATGACACAGAGTCCAAGTACAACGTCAATTCTTCTCTGAGTTTACTCTTGGCTTCTTCAGCTGATGAGACCAATTCGGGTCCATTCAGGGTCACTGATTCCCCAGGAATAGGGACAGTTGAGAACTTCGATCTTACTTGCCCCAACATACCTTTCGCGATTTCTAATGCATACCTTCGAATCCAATGCTTTCCAATCGCATTGATATTCTTAAAAGGTATATTAGTAAAAGGCAATGTATTGACGTTATTGACTCCCCCGATGCGTTGGTCGACACTTGTAGAGCCGGTCAAGTTCATTACGTTTGCGTCAAGACCGACATTCTCCCCAATCCCAGTAATTGTAAATTCGAACCACATATTCTGAACCTGTCCATAGGATGGTGCAGGGAAAAAACGTACTTTATTGTTTCTTAACTCATAGGAGAAGTGTGAGGTTCTCGTGTAAAGATTGTCTTCGTATGCAGCAGCCTGGAGTTTATTTTGCCAAGCCGGTATCACTTCGAAATTTGAACTATCCGAATATTGCCCATAATTAGAAAGGTTGCCGACTGTATTTAGACCGCCATAGTATCCGTAGAAACGCCACATGGCACGTCTTGTCTTGTAGAATACTTTCCTGATTACAATGCGGTTATTGTTGACAAGTCCGGCATACGGAACGCCTCCTGCGGCAGAAGCCGACACCACAACTGCCTGTAAATCGTAGTCTTGTTTATCAGTCTCTACGGTAATAGAAGCTGAGTAAACAGTCTGTTTTCCACCGACATTCGCCTCTTGTGAAATTGCGTCACTTATATCCCTCACGGACGACATATCAAATTGAGCGTAACGAAGGGAGACAGAAGTGCTTATTGCCCCAGATATAGGATTGTTAATACTGGCAGATAGAGCAGAGCCGGAAATGTATTCACCATCGTGGTCAAAGGTGCCAGTCGGGGCTCCTAGCATATCGGATAATACGTTTTTAGCCTGGTGTAAATTTATTAAATTAGAGTATTCCAGAACAGCTGTTTCATAGGAGGAATAGACGTTATTGGCAGTCAACTCTATGTCCAAGACATCACCGCCAAGACTACGATAAGTAAATGCAACCTGGTCAACTGCACCAGAGAGGAAGTTCGTATCATCGGCATAAATTCCGAATGGCAAACCAGCAGATACGGAACCATAGGACCCCAGTGAAGGCAATATGATGGCGCTAGTTTCGCTTGCTGGTGTTAAAATAGGAAGTGCCATGACTTTCTCCTCATAAATTCACTGTAATTAGTATTCAGCAATTGTAATACAAAAAAAAGGTCCCAATTGGAACCTCCTTTCTCTCTCGGCTTTTGTGATGGCGATCAAAGTTTTAATAGGAAAACATTGTGCCCACAATCATGGATCTGAGAAACCTTGGCGTTATTGGCAACTTGCTTCTCGGTCAGTCTAACCATATTATTTTCCGGCTTTGGCTGTTGTGCGCGGTATTTGAATCTGAAGTATCGCACCTTTCCGTCTGTATAGAAGTATCCTGTGCTAGTAGGGGGTAGCTGCTCGAAGCCAGCCTTCTGATAAGCTCCACCTTCAGAGAATCGCCTATCTGCATATGTCAATATTTTTTCATAATTCTCTTGTCTTGCATATTCTAAAACTTTCTTAAAAATCTTTTGAAATCCACCAACCACAACTGTATTTAGAGATGACGCAAACCTTGAAATTTCTAAAACATTATCGCCGTGCTTCTTCTGTATCGGCTTCTTCACCGACACGCATGAAACTAGCTCACCTTCAAAATATAGCCCAAAAGCTTTTTTATATCTTGTTTTACCTGCTATGTGAGTTTGATCAAAGAAGTTTCTGGATTCCTCAGAGGTTACTTCTTTTAATACACATTTGCGCGCAAATATGCGACGTGAAGTAACCCCTAAGCGATGGCGAATCATCGATTCAACAATACTTCTCTTGTCGCGCCATTCATCACTGAAGATATGGAACAATTGCACACCCTTTGATGCACAAGCTTCGGTCTTTTCTTTGTGGTATTTCTTAGTAACAAAATCAAGCGTATGCCAATACAGACCATTGAATTCAACCGCGAAGTTCTTTGATGGCACATATACGTCTAATTCCTTTGGAGCAATCAGTGTTCGGTCTGAGGTCAGTACGTCTGGAGATATATTTTTAATAAAATCGGCAACCTCCTGTTCTGGTTTGGACGGTCCACTGCCAACACACTTGGGACACCCAGCATCGTTATTTATGTGATTGCCTGCTTTCTGAGTGAAGACACCATGTTCGGGGCACTTTATTTCGATTTTATTTAAAACATTCTCATAAACAGCTTCTGAATAATCATACGTTTTACCGTGCACCTTCTCAGCCTTCTCAATGAATTCTTCCCTCGACATGCTCAGTTTGTCCTTGACTGTCTGTAGACCGCACTCTTTACACCCTTGCTTACTGTGCACATGTGTGCTTGGTTTCATTTGAAACGTGCCATGTTCTCTACACGTAATTTGTGTCTTGGTCGTAACATTTTTATAGGTACTCTTGTCATAAATGTACTTGCTACCGTGAACGTCACGAGAAGATTCAATAAAGTCTTCGAATGTCTTTGGGGCATTCGGTGCGCATTTTGGGCATCCGTGTCCTCTACAGTGTTCTCTCCATTCTTGTCTGAATTCTCCATGTAGAGGACACCCCACTATCACTTTATCAGTGGTGCGAGTATAATTTACTCCCGAGTAATCATATTTGTCACCATGAAGTAGTCTTGCTTCATTGAGTTTTTTAATCTTATTCTTTGTCTCCTTGTTGAGTTCTCTTATAATAAAATCGGCAACCTCTTGTTCTGGCTTAGAGGATTGGGGGAAGCATTTTTTACATTGGCTGCCTCTCTCGTAAGCCTGTAAGGTCTTTCGAACTGGAGTGTTACAAACTCGACAAATAAAGTTTAAATGCTGGTGTTGTCGGGAAACATAATCGGAATAAGCAGTCGTGCACTCAAATTCTCCTTCCCTCGATGAGACCCTCTCGCAGAACAGTTCCTCAGTCATAAGCGAAGACCTGTACATCTTATCTCTTGATGAGGGCGTATGCTTTTTACCATAGAAGTGGTT